TAATCGGGGCAACAGGATTTGAACCTGCGACCTCACGGCTCACACTTTAATCCGCAAACCCTTGATTTTAAAGGCTTTTCAGACTTGAGGTAATCAAAGGTAATCAAAAAGGTAACCAGAATGTGTGTTCTTATTCATCCAATCCTTTGCACTTTTGTCACAATTTTATTTTTTTCTTCCAAGGAGCTAACATCAAATGTATAATATTTTTCATTAACTTCTTCGGTATGCCCGAGCAGCGATGCAGCAACAGTGGCAGATACTCCATTGCACCTTAGTTTAGAATTTATTGTTCTTCTAAATGCATGAATTCCTCTTTCTTCTATTCCTTCCTGCCTGCATTTGTTTTTTAAGCATGACGATATTACAGGAGCATGAACCCTTCCATTTTCGTTTGAAAACAACCATTCACTAATATACCCATTGCTGATTTCTGCTGATTTTAATTTCATTAAAAGTTTTCGAATTTCGCCAGTCATAGGAAACCATCTGTTCATTTGATTTTTTGTTTTTCCTATATAGTATTCTTTTGTATTTCTATTGTATTTTTCTGATTTATTAATAGATATATAATTTTCATTTATATCTTCCCATTTTAAAGCCGAAATTTCTCCAACTCTCATCCCTGTGAGACTTGCAAAATATACTGCGTATGAGGGAATGTATTCTGGCTGTTCATCAAAATCCTTTTTGCAGCGATTAATAATTAGTTTAAGTTCATGGTCTGATATTGTATTATGACTTGAAGTCTTTTCTATCTCCGTGCAGTATTTATAAAATATTTTAGGTGAAAGAAATTCCATAGGATCATAATTCAATAAATGTTGTGACCTTGCACTATCTATTGTGTTTTTGATATATCCAAACAAAGTTTTACACGCTTTTTTGCAAAGTTTTTGATCTTTTACAGTTCTGACAATGAATACCTTTATATCTTCTTCTGTCATTTTCTCAATTTCTTTTTCCGTAAATTCTTTTTTTTCAAAATAACGTGTTCTATCTGTAGAATACTTATACAAAGTGTTATCCGTCACAAATTCTTTTTGAATTTCTATCCAATGCTCGTAAACATCCATAAATGTTTTAGGTTTTTCTGTTTTTTCTTTCTCGAAAGCAATAATATAATCTTCAATTCCCTTTCGGCTACTTCTTTTCACTAGCTTTCTAGAATTTTTTTCTGTATAAATATAAGTATACCAATTATTGTTTTTTCCCTGCCATATTTTATATTTTTTTAATATTTCTTCATTTTTCTTCATTTGTATTTCTTCAAGTACATGTGCAGGATTTATAATACCATTCTCAATAGCATATTTCAATATTTCATCCATAAAATTTAGGAGGAACCGGGAATTCCTTTTGCCGGCCGGCGGTTCCTGTTCCTCCTTTCTATTGATAGCCTGTTTTTTTGATTTTAAGCGCTTATTTTGTTTTAACCATAACAATATTCACGAATATCATAAAAATTAATTTTAGCCGTTTTGGTCAAAACAATTATCATATTTCACAACAAATCAAATATATTGACCTGTCCATCAATCTGAGATTCTTCCAGATTGTAAAATTTGCAAGCTATATAATCTGGGTTCCAATCAATTTCCAGTTCGTATTGTAAACACCGCGGATGCTTATCACCATAGAAGAATCTGCAATCGGAACAGATATGCTGATAAGCTGTACCGCCAGACCGCTTATACATTTCGCTAATCTTCCTCATAAAATCACTCGCTTTACTCTTGATTTTCCTCTCGATTTTTTCTTGAAGATACCAGTTTTAACACAATCCCTCGGATCACATCCTCTGCTATGTTCTTCGATCAAGATATAATCACAGGTTGCATTTGTACTCCATGCATTTTCGCTCTTGCTGTAATAGTCGCATTTTGAGCATTGTCTCCGCTTTAAGCCTATAATTTCAGTGCTTTTTAATTCTCTCCATGGTTTTCTATCTGGCAATTTTCCGCACCTCCCAATCTGGCAGTATCTATAATTTTTAAAATGTCTGGACTTAGTTTTCTTTGTTCTTGTTCTCTTTGTACTTCTGCCCGGTAAGTCCTTTGGAAGTTTGATTGAACTACACTCCACCATGTACCATCCACATTTTCAGATGTTGCCCATTCTCTAAGTTGTGCCGGGCTTGATACTGCTTTCTGAATGATTTTTGGAAGTTTATCAAACTCTGTTTCTGCGTTATATGTAGAATTTTGAATGGCTCTGCATACCTTTTCCCACGCTTCCGTTTCATTCAGTTCTGTAGATTGTGGCGCAATGCTATTGGCACATTCTCTTAATGCAGCTATTGATGGCTCTTTCCATTCAGTCTGCATATATTTCTTTAATCCAAAACTTAAAAGCTTGTAATCTAGGTCTTTCAAAAGTCCATACCAAGTATCAAAAGCATATTGATCTGGCAGAAATGATGGAGAAGTGTACACAGCTTTCATTGCTTTTACGAGTACCGCCCATTCTTCTCTTGTCATACCCAATTATCCACCTCGCTTACCCTGTTTTGAATTTTCTCCATGTAGCTGCACGGTCTATTCGTAGACTTGTCTGCGTATTGCCCTTCAAATACTTTTGCGAAATTTCCAGGCTTTAAGAACCAGTCAAACGTAACCATCCAGCCATTTTTATTTTGCCCTTGTAGGAATGTGCTGCGTCGAATATTTTCAATCGCTTCCAGAATATCTTCAACACAGTTCTGACGGATTCTAGCTTTTACTGCCTGTTCTCGTTTTGGTGTCATTCTTTTTACAGGAGTAATACCGAATTCTTCCAGAGTATTCCATTCATCAATGGTTCGTTGGACGTCAGTCTGACGAATAGTATCTTTAGATACTATTAAATCATTTATATCTTTTTCTTTATCTTTATCTAATTCTGTATCTAAATCTAATTCTAAATCTTTATCTTTATTCTTATTCTGTTCCGTTACAGTAATGTTACTGTAACGTTTCTGTAACGTTACATCGTCTTTCTTGCAAAGCAATGCGGCCTTATTTTTTTGACGTTCACGATATTCTGCGACCCTTTTTCTGTTTTGATCTCGTATTTTCTCCAATTCGTCTGCACTTTGATGCTCTTCCCAGCCGGGAATAGAAAGTAATTCAGAATCTCTGGTAATCATCCCGAACTTTTCCAGAACTGTTAGTGCTAATTGAATAATGCTTTCCTCAAAATCCAATTCATCTGCAAGCATTTTTGTTGTGTATGGAATATTTTCAGTGAGGAAAATAATTCCGTTTGAATTGCATCTGCCAGCCATTGTCAAAAGCATTACCCAAATAAGAACAATATTGTTTCCCTCTGGCATTTTCCTTATTTGCTTAATTTTTCGGTTACTAAACATTTCAATCTCTATTTTAATCCAGCTTACTTTAGCCATTAATGTAATTGCCTCCTCCAATTCCTGGATTTTTCAAAAGTGTTTATCTCAATTCAACTTCAATTCCATTGATTTTCAGCTCTCCATTTACCGGAATTACAAGAGATGGAACGCCGTTTATTTCTTTCAATTCAATCAGAGCAATTTTATCTGGCTGGATGCAGATTGTTGCATCTGGCGTTACAATTTTTGCAGTTTTTGAATTATGGATATTATCAAGGGCAACAGGCTCATTGCTGAAATACATTTCCCAGTTTTCTTTGAAATCCGACAATTTCTCGTCTGGAACTCCGCAATATCCAAAAATCTGTTCCATTTCTTCACATGATACAGTTATCATCTCCGGGCTGTCTTTCTTCTGTTCTCTTACTTCCTGCAAAGATTCAACCAGACTTTCGGTAAAATCGAATGTTGTGCATCCCTCAAAATTATCCATGATGAAATCCGAAAAGACATTCATCTCATTTCCTGGTATACGTGGAATTTGTGTGCCAAGAACATTTTCGATGAAGTCTGGATGAATATTCTTTATGTTTTTGTTGAAATATAAGGTTCCGTGAATATCAGTGCTTCTGTCATTGAATACAGGGAATAAGAATCCTGTTTCTGGTCTTGAAACTACCCAATCACGAATTCTGTCTTTGATGTTATTTTCAGCCACATCATAGCTAAGCCCAGCCTTTGAAAGATTCACCGGGCAAATGCTGCACAGAATGTGTTCATAAATTTCTTCTGAGGCATCGTGCATTTCGGTTCCATCAGAAGCCTTTCCAGGAATGTCATATACTGCATGAATGAGAACTATGTAGTAATTTTCTGGATAGTCATAGTTTTCAATCACTTTGTCGTAGAACTCGTCCAAAATATCATCATCTTTAAGCTTACTTTCTCTGATCTGCATAAGAAGTTCCTGTGTTCCACCCTCTTTTTCCTGTGCTAATGGAAAATCAAGGTTCATAAGGTTCTTTCCAAGTCTGCCAGACATGGTTTTCTTGAAAATGTCAAAATACTTAAACATTTCTTCCTCTGGAAGAGAAAGGAATGCTTCTTTAATTTTTGTTTTCTTGTTCTTTTCTGCATCCACATAACAACCACAAATGCGTGTGATTGCACAATTAGCTGGAGTAAACTGCTTCTTAATCTCTGCGATTTCTTTCTTGTTCATGGTTAGTCCTCCCTATTTCTATTTTTATTTTTGACTTTTTCATAATAAAAAGTCACATCATCTGTAATAATTTTAACAATTCCAAACCTTTCTCCTACTTGAAACGGAATGCTATCCCTCATAAGTCTTTCGGAAATCCTAGAAAGATATTTTCTAAATTCTTCTGGTTTTAAAGCTGATTTGTAATGGTTGCAAGAGCGACACGCAGGAAGCATATTGGAAATATCGTCCTCTCCGCCACAACGTATAGGATTTACGTGGTCTACTTGCATATCTTTATATTCCAATGAACAACCACAGTAAGCGCAATGCCCTTTGCATTTTTCATATACTTTCATGCGCTCTTCTTTTGATAATTTTCGCCTTTTTGAAATTTTCATATTTTCGCCTTCAGATTGTCATTTTTGATAGTATGAACAGACTATAAATAGAATCCAAAATGCACACAAGCACAATGCGTTTTGAATGTAATAAATTATAATAGACACAGTAACAGCGGTTAAAATCCATACAATTGCTTTGACGATGCAGCTATAATAATTCATTTTGACTAATTCTTTTTACCTCTCTCGCCTGTTTCTTTTCAATCCACTTATTAATTTTTTCATCGGATATCATGTACATTTGCTTTAGCATTTCGATACAGATCAACACATCTGCAATTTCTTCTATCATGTTATCACGGTTGATTTTTCCACGCTTTGCCTTACTGATTGCCTGGATAAGTTCTGCGCATTCTTCCATGCAGACCGTGCTTTGATTGTTTTTTCCGTAGTGCTGAATGCTTTCGGCAATAATTTTTACATTAATGTTATATTCCATCTTATTTACTCCAATCCAATCTCTGCCCACATTTATTGCAATAATCAACTATACTGAACAGTGAGTTGTGGCATATAGGGCAATCTCCGTAAGCACCAACTTTTATTTTTTTACTTATCCCGAAGTCCATGTACATTTCACTTAAGTTGTCTACTTTCTTCGGAATCTGCTTTTCAAGTGCTTTAATAGCTTCTTGTCTAGTTTCTAAATCAACCATAACTAATCCGTCTGGAAGTTCTGGGAATCTTAATTTTTTAATTGTTTCTTTATAATTCTCCTTTACCAATTCAAAATATTCTTCTTTCCATTTCAGAACATTATGAAAATCAAATGAACTATATCCTACTTGGTAATAATTCTCGCCAACTTTCTTATATTTTAATGAATAGTACGGTTTATCATCTACGATTCTGAAAGTCTGTTCTAATTCTGTTACAATTTCCTTTTCGACTTCAACAGGAATACTTGCTTTTTCCATTTTATTCGCCATTCTTCTTTAACTCCTCCAACTTCTTCTCTATCGGATTAATAATCTCTTCCAATGCCTGTTGCTCATAATTTTCTTTCCAGATTTTTTCTCTTTTCCAAAATTGGATTTTCATAATCTCATTTATTAAATTAATACACGCTATTGCTTCTAACATTCCCCAACATCCATCACAGGCTCTTTCATTGCACCAGTTTATAAATTCTTTAAATTTCATTTTTGAGTTCCTCCAACTTATTTTCAGCTTCTTCACGGGTGAGGAATACCACAACATTCAATTCTCCAAGCCATTCATCCTCGTTCGCCCATAAAAACCATCTGCCGTCTTTTCCGTATTCAATTCCGCTTACCACGTTTTTTCGAATACCCATGCCATATATATCCCATACAGTTGTGCCAATAGGACACGGAAATCTCACAAGCAAGCCCTGTTCTTCTAAGTCTTCAAGTTCTGCCAATCTATTAATCATTTTTTTCATTGTATTGCAATCTCCTGTCCCTTTTGAGCAATTATCGCAATATGAACTGCACATAATGCTTCGGCGTTCGTTATATGTGATTCTTGAAAAATCTCTTTTTGTTAATCTCTCCATCTACTTCACCTCTTGAAATCTTTTCATAAATAGAATTTTCCACGATTCGTCTACTTCCACAAAATTTTCTTTTTCATACTCTGCGATCGCATTTTTAAGGTTCAAAATTTCCTGTTTAAAAGGTTCACTTTCCTGCTCTAAATATTTATTCTTTTCAAATCGTTTGCAATACTGCTCATGTGTCATCTGTTTGGTTTTCATGCTGTATTCACATACTCCTGTAGTAGAAGCCAATTTGAAAACTCTTTTGGCGCATTCGTAGTTATCTTTATCTACTCGCTCAGGCAAAGCCCAGCCTAAAAAAAGAAGCACACTCACAGCACTTCACTTTCTTACTCATCTACTTCACCTCTTCCATCTGACTTTCTACAGTATCTGCAAGTAACTTCAAGGACTTGATAAATGAGTCCGTCAATGCTGTTCTGTCTGGGTTTTTAGTGAATGTTCTGATAAGGCTCACTGCATCCTTGATTTTTTCTTCATCTTCGACGATTTCGGATGCTTCATACAATGTCTTTTCAGAATAGTTGTAAGCAACGTTCTTATTGTCGTAAAAATTCAATATGTTTGGAAACGGAATTACGATAGGGTTTAAATGGTTTTCTCTCACCCATGTGAATCCCTGAAGCTTTGCCATTTTCAGAACACTCAAATATTCTTCCTGTGTCTTTACAAACACGATTTTTCCTGTTAAATCAATCATCAGAATTTCCTCCTGTAATCTCATCAATACACTGATTCCAGCCCTCCGCAAAGCCAGCATCAGACGTATTGGCTGGATAATCTCCATTGTCTTTTTCTGGCAAATCCATAAGCGGACACCAGTCTGGTCTTGATTTACTTTCACAATCATAATGTTCTTCTGTCATCAGAATTACATCGCAATCTAAACAGTCAGCTAATTCACACAAACCCTCATATTCAAGAGTGCTACAGTATGCAGTTCCGAACGGGCAAACATAGCAATTCTCTGGTGTTTCCATCACTAATACTGATTTACTCATGATTCCTCCTGTAATAATTCTGGGTTGTCAAACCGGTTTCCGATAACCTCAACTCGATTTCCATTCTGAACGTATTTCCACAAATCATCATTTATAGATCTACTTCCATTTCTTCCCATACCAATAGCAAAAGTCGATCTAAAACCTTGATAGAATACTTTCCCAAATCTTTTTTTCGTATCCTTATTCGGAAACGGGCAATCATCGTTGTCTCTTTGGTATGAAATAATATCACCCTCCCAAATTTTCTTCCCGTTCTTGTCACAAAGTCCTGTGAACTGGCAGAGGGTTTCTTGATCAATTTCATAATTGTTCTGTCTGCATGATTCTGAATTTACAATATCATAAATAAAATATAATCCACGTTTGTGAACTACATATCCCTCAACCCATTCTCCATTATCAATCCGCTTTGCCTTGAAAAGAATTTCTCTCATTCAACTCCACCGCCTTTCACGATTTCATCAATTGTTGTATCTCCTCCTATACAATATTTTTCAAATAAATAATTCTCTAATTGCTCCACAACCTTGTCCACATCGTAGGCAGTCGGTTGTTTTCCGATAACTCTCCTTAAATCCGATAAACTTAAGCATTTAAAGTTATCTTCAAATTTTCCTGTACATTTGCAATTTTTCTTTAACAAATCTGCATCAATCAACCTCATATTCTTCACACTCCTCCGCATATTCATAACCGTCCATATCGTCACATCTGCTCTGACAGGAATCCTGTTTAGTACAGCAGATGCAACACTCTGTTTCGCCGTCTGGGCAGTCTAATTTACATCTTCCCATTAATCCAGTCTCCCTCCTTTTCGAAGTAAATGTATCTGCTGTTCTTCTTGACCGGCTCTGATGTGTCAATACCGTATTTTGTCAGCAGATTTCTCAGAAGCTTTAATTTAAACTCTTTTAGTGTGATCTTGAATCTGGTGTAGGTCTTTCCATCTTTTTCGAAAATTGATATTTCCATGTTTAGTCCCCCTTATATGGTTCTGGAAGCGGCTTCCAGGCTATGACCATAATGTTTTCATCAACTTCATCCATATCATTTCTTCCAAATTCCCTTAGATAATCTTCACAGACTGTTGAGTACCAGAACCATTTTCCATCGTACAACATGCCTGTTGCCGTAAACGGTACATCTTTGATGCTTATATAATAAGATTCCGGTTTGTGATTTACCCATGTGATATTGACCGAAACACAGTCTTCCGGAAGTCTCTCACTGACTGGAATCCAACCATTTTCTTTCTCGTCCTGTTCCAGATCATCCTTAAGCTGTTCTATCATTTCCAGAACATCACTTGCTAAAACCATCTGGTGGTCATCCACAAGTTTCTTCATGAAATCATGATAATCTGATAATCTGTCTTTGATATGACTCATTCTTTCACCTCTACAAAACACTTTTCTAAAGTTTCTTTTGATATTTCAATCCATCTGTTAACATTTACTCCGTCAAGATGAATTTCTCCATCGATAATATTTTCATTTCCTACTTCGTAAACTTCGCCTACCTCAATTTCCATGAATCCGTCAACGTAAAATCCATCATCATCGTATGTATCTAACGTGAATGCTTTCACGCATTTATACTTCATACTTCCACCTCGCTATCCGCTGGTATCTGGTAATCAATATGTCCATTTACATAGGCTTCCTGGATCATATCCAGCACTTTCATGGCTTTTGCTTTGGTGGAATATCTTCCTAAAATAAGATATCCTCCACTTCTCTGTGCATCCTGCAAACTCCAACATATAACATTCAATGAATCTGGGAGTTTTAGATTGACTACAATATTTTCAAACTTTACCAGTGCTGTTTTATCCTGACTTCTGATTAACATTTTGTGTCCTCCTGATATCTGTCAAGTTCAATATTGTTGTCTAAACAGAATCTGTATGAATCTTCTCTGATTTTCTTAACTTTGCACATAACAACTTCTTTCGCTTTGCTGACGGCTTCTTCAAAATCCTCTGTCCCAAGATCATAGTTATCAATGTTCAGTGCCTTGCTGTTGAGAAATAGTGCATCTCCGCATCCGACATATTTGTGGATACTGATTCCCAAAGAATTATCTTGCAATGTAAAAATACTCCCGGTTTTTGGTTCTTCGTTATACTTGGAATTGCTTTTGAATTTCATTTTGTATCCTCCTTATTCAATAAAACTCGTTCCACACTGGCAATGATAACTAATGTGTCCGTTATACTTGCTGACATTTGCTATTACCTTTCTACCGCATGAAAAGCAAGTTACCTCTTTTGTCAGTGGTTTTGCATATTCTTTCACTTTTTCGTCTTGAATGAATCTCTGGCCGCACCAGTGGCACTGCTTAGTGCTATATGGCATCTCTCCGCAAATAGGACATTCTGGAATCATTCCGTAACCATCATTTACGATAGGGAGTTTGATTGGTTCTCGCTTCGAATAGATATTCCAGAGTTCTTTTCTTCGGTTCTCTTCGTCCTGTGCTCTTAATGCTTTGTACTTCTCTTCCTCTTCTTTGTCCCAGTAAATGATACAGGCTTTATCTTCTGGAGAAATGTCTTTGGTGTACGGCTGTGTTGCGCAATGATAGCCTGTTTCGCCCTTCCTTTTTCTCGGCTCACATCTCACGCAATCACCGCACTTTTTATCCAACAATTCCTCTGGATAAATGCTTGTGCTAGAACGTCTTTCTCTTACTGGCATTCCGTCGCTGAATTTAATTTCACTCATTATTTGTCCTCCTCCTTCAACATCGGAAACAGCCATCCTGTCTTTTCGTTCAATGCAATCCAATCAAAATTTAGCTCTGATAATTGATACTCTTTATTGCATTTTTCGCAGGTGAATCCTTTCGTTTTACTGTATTGCCCTATAATTCCACCGCATCCACATCTACAGTGTTTATAATCCATTTCCATCCTCACTTACGCTCCAAATCTTCTGACCAATTCTTTATTTAAATCTGGAATCCGCACATCTGTTTCAGATTCCAACTCTTCAACCATGCTCATAAAACTTCTTTCTCCACGGTTCGCTTGACCTACAAACTCATTTGCACAATTAATTACGTCCAAAAGTCTTTTAGTAGAAAAACCATGCAATTTCCGTAATGCCAACATGGTTGTTACCGTGTTAATTGTATTCGCCCAATCGTCACCAGTGCTGAATCCATCGTTGTAAGCTTGATCCCGCATTTCCTGTAGTTCCTTGTACGATTGCTTCATTGCTCTTCCGAATGCCTGTGACATTTGATTATCACAGTCCAACACCCTATTTTTCTTTGGCGCTTTCATCTTTAATTTACTTCCAATGCTTTTTCCTTTCACATCTGTATTCCGTCAAACGGTACGCTCTCGATATTCCCGGATATTCTGTGGCAATCAGAGAATCCATCTCCAATTGCCGCATATGTCTCTGGACGGTACACTTTGTAAGGCCTGTTCCATCCATAATTTCTTCATAAGAAGGCATATATCCGTGTTTCTCAAAATACTTGACAAGAAAACTGTAAATATCGTTTCTGGCAGATTGTCCCTCATTATATTTTCTCTGACGGTAATTCATAGGCAAAACGGATCTTCTTCCGCAGTATTACTTTTTTCTGCACGCATTTTATTTAATCTTTCCGCAGCCTTCTCTTTCGCTTCATCGGAATATTTTCTTGGTGGATTGATTTTAATGTAGGAATACGGCAAGTGAGCGAAAATAGATCCATCGTTATTTCTGGCAAGAATTTTCACATCATCTGGAAATTTCTTTTCTAATTCCTCACATCTGTTCTTCCAGGTGCTCCCATTCTTAGCAGTAAGCCCTACATAATCTCTTCCTGGAATCCACTCAATTACGCATTCGTTTGTGTTTTCTGACACAAAACTCACCTCTATTCATTTTTTTATTTTTATCTTTGGAATTTAGCCAGTAGAACTACTGGTGTGTTAGAATCAGTGATAGTTTTCTTCGTTGAGTAAGTCGTTAAATTTTTCCAACGCCTTAATAGATACTTTGTTATTTGCTTTTTCTGGTCTGATTGATACGTTTAAATGGATATCAATGATGTGTTTTAGTTCTCTTGCAAGGGTTATTTTCCCCTGTTGGATTCCATCTCTATATCCTTTTGCTGGACGAAATTCATTGATTTTTTCTTTCCCTTCCCCTTGGCTCCCAGAGGTTTTATTATATCTGCATTGATATCCTTTTTTGGTATACTCTAATATCCAGTATTGTTCCATTTTATCAAGCTGTTCGACAGGATAATGGATAAAATTTATTTTCCACCCAAAAGGATTTTCTTCGCTGTAAAATCCTCTTTTCTTAATTGATAGGTCTATGTGCTGATACCCAGTAAGGTGTGAGCACATCCTCTGAATTATATGTACTGCCTGACCTATATAAAAGTATGAGATTTCGTTTTCATCAGTTCTGGTTAAAAAATATATTCCGCTCCCATCATCAAGCTTTGGATTGATCTTCATGAGTCTTTTTCGATTCGTTGTTTCAATAGCTTTTGCCTGTCTAAGCTTTTTATAATCCACCCAGAATCACTCCTTTTCAATCTGGTCAATGAGTTTCTTGCATTCATCTTTAACATAGGCAAGTGAACGAATTTTGCAATCTGGATCTTTATTTAATTCTCGCCAGCAATCTCCCATTATTTTAAGCATTTTTTTGAAGTCTGGTTCTTCCCCGAAATACTGTTCTGCTATCTCAATATCATAACCATCGAAACAATGAGCGCAGTCAAATCCAATCCACCATGTATCATCATCGTCACAATCGTGTAGAAATGGTTCTGAATAAGTAACTCCACCATGACAGTCAAGATAACCTAAATCATCAACACTTTTCTTTGCTAACTTATGGCTGTAAGGTATACCAACATATCCGCATCTGTATGCTCCTGGCATAAACAGAACCACATATGGATAACCTTTGTATGTAGACTTTGTTTCTAAAACTGGTTTCATTTAATCACTCCCATTCACTCTCGTATTCATCTTCGCCCTCATCATAGTAACCATTTTCCATGATTTCTTTGAATGCAGCTATTGCCTTTCTGAACCTGTCACGCAAAACCTGTTCTTTCTGTTCAAGATCATCAATAACCTTTTTTCTTTCTGCGATTTCTTCTAAAAGAGATTTATTCTCTTCTTCAAGATTGTATCTGGCAATGCGTTTCATGGTTGTTGGATCAAGTTTTACAAGTTCCTTTCCAGTAACGTAAAGAGTTGTTGGATTCATTATTGCCGGCGCATACGTTCTTGTCTCGCCATAAACCGATGTAGTTTCTATTTGTTCTGGCGGTTCAGTAATATCCTCAATAGATTCAACATCAAAGCACATCATTTTCTGATTGCTAAAATAAATAATCTGTCCTGTTTGTACCATTTCATCACTCCTAACTAAACGGAAATTCATCTTCCATACTGCCTAAATCTGGCACATCCATGAAACTAGGTTCCGGCGGCGGTACTGGTCGTGTATCTGGTTTCTGTGGATTCTCTGTCTGACCTTTGTTTTCTGCAAAATCATGTGATTCCACAAAACAGTCATTTGTGTATATTTTTTCACCATTTTGGTTCGTATAACTTCCAGTCTGCCATTTCCCTCTAATATTAATTTTCATTCCTTTTTTCAGAAATTTCTCAACAAATTCTGCATTCTTTCCAAGTGCTACGCATGGTATAAAGTCGGCTTTACGCTCTGTGTTCTTTCTTTTTTCTCTATCAACCGCCAATGTGTATCTGGCAATCTTAGTGTCGTTAGTTCCCATTCGTATTTCCGGGTCAGCTGTCAGCCGCCCGGATAATACAACTACATTAAATCCCATACAATCACCTCTCAATCTGAATGTCGCATCTAATAAGTGCGTGTTTGATTTTCTTTGTATTTCCTGTTACAGTTTCTTCTTTCCCGATAACAAAGGAAATATCATCTTCTGTTACATTGAATCCTTTTGTTTTTATATGCTCCATGATGATTTCTTTAATTTCATCTGTGCCAATTCCAATTGTTATTTCCAATGGTGTTACCTCCCTGGCTTGTATGCTGGTGGCATTGGTTGCCATGCAATGACTGGGTAATATGCAATTCCGTGTTCTTCTACCATGCCCCATCTTCCACCGCCTAAATATGTAAGGGTTGTTGGTGACTCGGCGTCTTTTATGGTAACGTTGTATTTTATCTTATCTTCTGGGCTTTCTCTCACATCTGGCTCTGGCGGTAACTTCACATCTGTTGGAATCCACATATCCGCAGGACTGTAAGAAAAAATCAATTCTTCAACTTTCTTGATTGCATCATTCCATCCTTTATCGTACTTGCATTCCTGTTCGGAAGGTTCTGGCTTTTTCAGTTTGTCAAGTGTTTTTAAGAAGATTTTCATTAATAATCATCCTCCTTTGATTTTTCAAATGAAATATCAATCGGCATTTTCCATTCGGATTCTGTACACTTAACAATAGCCTGTAAAAAAGAAGCAACAATATTCTTTCTGAAATCTGCACTCTTTAGCTGTTTTCTTATCTCTTCTGCAAATTCCTCACGGTTTTCGTTTACATATTTTTCAATTTCTTCCTTTACCGTGTTTTTTACAATGTCTTCTGCGAGCCAGTCAAAATATGGTCTTGCGTTCCAACTCCCTTTATCGCAAAATTTTCCTTCTTTATTAACATACCTATTCGTCATTGTTTTTATCGCATCACGTACAATAACGGATGGGTCGCCTAATGCCTTTACGATTCCGGCGTGAACTTCTTCTTGTATTGCTGCTTTTATTACATCGTCACTGATATTTAAACTCATCATATTTCCCATAGCTAATCCTCCTTAACTTTCTCAATAGTTTCTTTTATTGCTTCTTTCACAGCCTTGGTTTTAATCATCTTATCTGCCAAGGCTTTTGCCGCTTCCTGTACGATCACGCTTTTATTATCTTCTAGTATCTCGGAAATATGAGAATGTATCATCCTACACAACGGCTCATTGGTTTCTCTACTACCATATAACTCTTTTTTATAAATAACTCCTTTGATTTCTTTAGTAATCTTTTCAACTACCCTGTCCTCAACATTTTTACGGATTTCCTTTGCAATTTCTTCCTCATTAACACCAATCGTTACTGGTATACTGAATACGCTCATTTACAGTTCTCCTCTCCTGCTTCGACCGCTGATTTAAGGGTTTCGTAATAATTAATTCTGCCTTTTAATGTTTTTAATTCATTGTCGTATTTTTTTAAAAATACTTCTTTTGCTTTTTGATAATCAGGTGTATCTAAGACAACAGCCTTACTGTAGTCATTTATAAAGGAGCCTATTGATTCTTTTCTTACAAACGAAGCGTATACTCCGTTAGGGAATTCGGTTTTTGGTTTATATGTCTTTGGCTTTTCTATTACCTCACACTCTTCAAGATGAAGATTCCATTTACCTGTTTTTCTATCCGTGTCCAGAATGTAAAAATACAGTTTCATTTTAGTTTCCCCTTTCAATCATTCAGCTGAATTATTTTCCTTATCATCTTCAATTGCTTTCCCAAGGCAAGCCATAACAGATGCACAATCAAGCAGTATTTCTCTTTCTCTGATGTTTCTTCCGTCTTTTGTATGCCAATCTCCTACTATATAAAGTTCGGCATTTGCAGAAAGAATATCTGTTTTCATATCCCAGTATTTAATATGGATTTCATAAGCTGCATTCGCAGAAATTGGATTTACGTAAATTCCTTTTGTTACTTCTTTCCAATCTTTCAAGTCAATTGATACCATCTACTTCTCCTTTCAAAACGGACATAAGTCCAAGTTAATTTCCAGTCCAGGTGTTGCAATCTGGACGATTGTATCAGCACCAGACGTTTCTTGTATCTCACTCAAAATCTGTTCCGGGTCAGCTGCTTCATTACTCAAATGCACCAATGTTACCGTCCGTAATGCTGCCGTATGGTTCATATTTACCAAGCTTTTGCAAGTATCTAAGGAACAATGCCCTTTAAGCCTGTGCGTGTAATTTTCAGCTGTTTTGTCAACCAATTCTTTACAATAGTTGCACTCAATAACTAAGTGGTTCAGTCTCATTGCCTTGAAGTTGTACTTGCAGTATTCAAAGTCTGTCATGTACAGTAGCTTTCCCATTTCTTCATGTTCCACGATATACCCATAATTGAAACATGGAATAAGTTGCCCTGTGTCCTTATCCTTTGTAGTATGCGGCAAATAAAACGGTATTACAGTGAACGAGCCAACCCGAAATGGTCTTTTCTCTGGAACGCCTTTCATTAATTCGCCAGTGATGATTTGCAGATGTTCCACGGTTTCATCATTGGTGTAAATCTGAATACCTAAATTCATCAGATTTTTAAATGATTCACGGTGATCACCGTGTTCATGCGTCAGAAGCGCGCCAGAAACATCACTTGTTCTGTAATCAATAGCTTTCAGAATGTCTTTGTATCTGCATCCACAATCCAGAAGAAGCATTTCTCCGCTGTTCGATTTCAGAACATAGCAGTTTCCATGGGTACTTCCTGTATTTACTATTCTCATGAACATTTTTCATCACCTCGCTTTCTGTTTATTTGTAGCTATTTAAAATTGAAGAAGCAGTTTCTCCAATCATATTTTTATCGTCCTGCTGATATGGAGGAGCTCCGCGCCATAATTCTTTCATATCTTTTAAATCTGTAGCCACCATTGCGTCCCTTATTAATTGAAGCTCTTTAAGCGATAATTCCACAGTCACAATGGAATCCCAATTTATTTTCTTTCTTCCTATTTCTTTCATACTTCATCATTCTCCGGGAACTGAAACACAATGTTTGCAGGCTCGAATTTCATATCTGGGCTGTTAACCATGGTTTTAATGATTCCGAAACCTCTTGCAGCCATTTTTATGCATTCTTCGTAATCATCATCGCTCATTTCAATGTTTTGTGCTAAAAACATTCCTGCATACACTTTATGCAAAGCTTTCATAGCTTTTTGGGCTTTTTCATCTGTCGAATAACGAGCCATGACTGTTCCTTTTTCACCTACCATTGGCACATATGCTCTTATGATATTTCCAGTTCTGCTTAATGATGTGATTTCATAAGGAACATCAATTTCCCCATTCTGACTTGCTAATCTCATTCCTACTCACCTCCGAAAAACGTTTCTCTCATATCAACAGGCTTATATTTTTTATGCATTAAAGCTTTGTTCTTTCTGGCTCCCTGTGGGTCATTGCAGACAAATGATTTGCATATCTCCGGTCTAACAGGGTAGATTGAACATTTCTCTTTTGCCTTATCGTCCATCAGAAACGGACAGGTTAAATCCATTAATGAAGCAGTGAAATTATGTCTGCATTCCTTGATATGGTGTTTGCGAATGTACCACTTAATCTGTTTGATTTCCTTGGATGATATCGGTATAAAATTTGAACAACACGAACCGCATTCTGAACATTTCCCATCTACCGTGAAATCATAAAGTCCGCTGTTCATATTGCTTACAACTTCTTTAATTGTTTCAATTACACTGCTGCTCATATCAGTTTTCCTCATTCACAACAATGCCGCCATGGATAATAACTCTCTTTCCGTCCGAATCATCAAAGTAAACTTCGTTCTCGGATTCGGAAACATCAAACTTCCCAGACCAGGACTTGATTTTACCGCCGTTGTAATCGTAAACAGTTACGGTACGGTTCAGACCGCCGTCAATATCACTGGACAGTGATTTTAATGATCTGCTACAGGAAGAACAACCACTAAACATTGTGATTGCTATAACCCCTGTAATCAATACTGCTGTCTTAATACATTTATGCTTCATTAGTTTTCTCCTTTACTCTGTGAGTTGAATTATTAAGTTCAGTATGTTTAATACAATACTTGCAAATAACATTGGTTCTGCTTCTTTGGATTTAATAGCATAAACAAAAGTCCCTACCAAATAGAAAAACGCTATTGCAAACAAGATAATAAGCACAATTGTGTGAGCTGCCATCCTACATTTCCTCCTGGCTCATAAATGACGGAATTTCTGTTTCCACTGGCTCTGCTGCCGGAACTGGTTCTTTCTCTGCCGTTTTTACGGTTTCGGCTACGGTTGGCTGCTTTGGCTTTTCTTCGATTGCTTCTGGCTGTGGAATGAATTCTTCTGTGTTTGCATTCTCACTAATTTCATAAGCAACGTCCTGTTCAATAATATCCTGCTTTGGAATATTCTCTGTATTCTCGTCAGCTTCCTGTACAAAAACATCACCGTGGCTGTTGATGATCTGCTTTAATGCACGATTGATGACTGTTTTCTTTGCCATCTGGTCAGTAAACTTCTGGTGTGTGCCATTTCCGTCCTTTTTATAGCCAAACCCCTGTTTCCAAGCCTGCTCAATCTGTTTCATGTTCATAACTTCCAGGTGCTTTGAGCCATCTTCCATTTGAACTACCGCATATGCGCCAAGAATTTTATCATTATCAATATTCATAAAGTCCTGTTCATGGGAATCCAGTACCTTATTTCCATCTTCAATGTGGTATTTGAATTCATCACCATCATAAATGACTTCCGCATGAATATCTTTCATACCATATCTTCTTGCTATTGTAATGTTTCCGAAGTAAGACCTCTGGAACTGGCACTGATTTCCGTAAGAAATAAAATATCCTTGCTTTTTCTGAACTGAAAGTCCTAGTGTCGCCATGTTCATAAGGCTGTTTGCAATGCTTGTGGATGTGCAAGATTCCAGAACTGGTTTATTATTTCTGTCTTTTGTTTCTTTCAGAATCAGATATGCCCCCATGAGCGCATTGCTGAGGTTGTAGTCTTTTGGGAACGAAAGACCATATTCGCATTTTTTTTCAAGCTGCTTAACCAATCCATCAATGAATGAATTGTTGATTACGATTGCCGCCTGCTGTTCTCCTGCTGTTGCTAACTGTGCTTTATTTGCCATAACAATTCTCCTTTTCTATTAATCACAATAAGTTCTATTACAAAACGGACATCCTGTAATTAATTCCTTTGATGCTCTCTCAACAGAAATTCCATTCCGCTCTTTTCCGCTTCTTGTTCGTCCTTTTTCAGAATAGATATTCTGTCCGCAACTGAAACATTTTCCACTATGCGGTGCAAAATGCGGATAACCTTTTTCGGCACAATATTTTTCTTGTGCTTTTGTTGCTTTTGAAATGTCGTAAGTTTCTGCCATTTTAATTCTCCTTTTCTCTCTTTATTTGGATATTTTGAAATATTGCTCAATTATTTAAAGTTCTGCGTTATTAAATCCCGAACAATTTCAGAAACCTTTCTGTCTGTCCTGGTTGCTTCCTGTTCAAGCTTGTACATAGTCTGTTCATTTACCCTCACAGCAATAGTGTGGGGCTTTGGATCTGTTGTTGGTCTTCCTGATGACATATAATCTCCTTTTTGTTTTCTAGTTGATAAATTGTGCTTAGAACCATTTTTTTAGTTTCTTCACACATAGGTTTTGACATTTTCTTACCAAGCCATCCAGGGGCATACCCCATTGCTTTAGACAGTTGGTATGATCTTAAATTTTTTTCTTTCATAAGTAATCTAATATCTTTGTTCGGTACTTCACGTTCCAATGATTGAGCATCCGCTTTTGAATTCCATGTTATTCTTTTTATTTTAAGAGGATCTCCTGTTGACCGAAAACGGTTATAGTGCAAATCACAATACCCTAGTTCTTTTACATACTTTCCACACCCTTCAACTTTACATATACTTCTTTTTCTTGGGTTTGCAAGCATATATTTTCTTAGAGATTCACCATGATTTAATGCGCTTGCACACTCTCTACTACATGTAACACTTTTTCTCCGCTGAAATACTTCATACGTTTTTCCACATACAGGGCAAACTCTATATCTTTCTTCATAGGACATTGGAATATAAATTCGCTTATTTGGATTCTCTTCTTTTATGTCTTTGCCTTGAGCAAAATATAATTCGCACCATTTTAAAGCAGCTAGCTTTTGCTCTCTATTTGTAAAATGCCATTTATTAACAGTCAAAAGATTAAGCACTTTCCTATCTGTTAAATACAGATTTGATATATCGCAATTTAAACTGTTATTATCAAGGAAAACAATAATTTTCCCTTTTGGTATTTTCCCGTGATGTTTTTCCCAAACAACATGTTGTTTCATTTTATAATGCTGATGTTCTGATACATTCTTGTCATTATTTATTCTCACCATAATATAGTTTCCGCTTATATGCTCTGAACCAATTTCTGGCGGTGGCAAATTCCTTTTAATTCTATTGTCTGTGCAGTACATTTCTATCTGTTTTCTGGTTTTTCTTTCTCCGAATTTTTCATTAAATTTTCTAGTGGTTTCCTCATACGGAAAAAGCGGAAGTGTTTTTTGTAAAAATTCCTTTTGTTCTTTTGAAAATATACTGCCGCGCCCATCACAATCAATATATCCATGACGTTTTAATACAGAATGAAGATTTTTCCATTTTTTCGATTCCCCGAATGTAAAATTAAAAATATCTGTCATTTCTCTATAAGAACCATGCTTTTTGCAGTTTTTTTCTAACCACTTCAATTGCTCTTCTGTGTATCCACGCATACTTATTCTTCACCAACCATTTTTGAAATAATACTTTCTTTTCCAAGTTTTCCGTCAGAAATCAACTTATCCGTTCTAAGAACAACATCTGCATTGTTAATCATCTGTTTTGCAAGTCTAGCAATCATATCCGATTTTTCGTTTTCTTTTTTTGCTTCCTCGCTTGTAACATCCATACTATTTGTTAATTCAATTCTTTCTCCTAAAATTTTTTGTAATTCCATTAATGTCATAATGTTTCCCCCTAACTGATTGTTTTAAATTTCTTTTATCATCAAATCCCCATCCGTCACTCTCAGAATAATCATCTGTCTGTCTAATACAGGAAGTCGCTCGACATTTACGGATTCGCTATCGTCAATCCAAACCGGCAAATTCAGCCCATTCATTTCCTGCAATCCATTCAGCAAATCGACCTCACAAAGAATCTTGTCGGAATGATTCAATCCGCTGTTGTAGTCGATTCCATTACAGATCATCTTGCAAGTCTCCACTGGGTTCCCCTCAATCGTGTAATCAAGGAAGCTGAACTGAAAATGATGGAAAAATGGATTGATTTTCTCTGCCAGTGCCTTATTCTTCTGGATTGAGAAGTTAAGAACGGTATCAATGTTCTTTTCAATATCAGCTTGTACCTGTCCAAGGCTTTTCAGTTCCTCATTCAGTTCGGCTACTCGCTTTTCTTTCTCTGTGACTGCTGCCTGTGCAATCTTAATGTCTGCATCCACATTGGAAATCTGTTTCATAACATTGCTGATCTGCATTCTTAATTCCTGTTTCTTTCCAGGAACATCATCAAATGATTTCAGTTTCTCTTCAAGTTCTGCAATTCTCACTGTAACTGCAAGATATTCTTCATCATTTGTCATATCTACAGATTCTGGAAGCTCCGTAAATTTGGACTGTTCTTCCTCAATCTGCTTAGTGAGTTCAGCAACTTCATCCTGTGCCGCACTGATTTCAGACTGTAATTTGTTGATTTCCTCGTTAGTTTTCTTTAATTTTGCAGCGGAAGTATTTCCAAGGTCGCAGACATATTTAAGCTTTTCCTGCTTTTCCGATTCAAAGGATTCTTTTACTTTCAACTGTGCTTCAATTCTGGCTTTCTTTTTTTCTTCAAAGGAAGCTTTCAATTCGGCAACCTGTTCTTCTGGCAGTTCTTGTCCACAGGTAGGGCAAATGGTATCAGAATCATTGAATGTTTCAGCTTCAATAGCTTTCAGTTCAGAATCATCCCATTCCATTTCCTTGATTCTTGGATAGTCCTGTCTGGCTCTATCCAAGTCGGCTTTTGCCTGTTGTGCCTCCCTTATGTGGTTGTCTAGTTCCATTCCAATAATACGAATGCTTGATTCCTTTTCTGATTTTTTTAACCTAAGTTCGGAAACTGTATCAGAAATGAATTTTTGTCTGGCTCTTAACCATTCATTCGCCTTGCTAACCAGACCATCCCTGGAAGATTTCAGTCCTCGGATTTCATGCGAAAGACTGTCATAGCCTTTTGATGAATCTTCAAGAATCTGTTCCTGTTCTTCCAGTTCGGAAAGCTGCGCATTAAGCTCCTGTTTTTTGGATTCTAGGGAGGAAGTATCTTCTGCTTCAACGCTTCGATTGGTTTCATATGCAATCTCCGTGTTTTTGGCATCCACCTTTTTTTTCTGTGCATTCAGTTCCTTTCGGAGCTTTTTCAAGGTATCCTCTACGGAATGCCCCTTTGTGATTTCTTCCACATGAGCGTACTGTGGATTCTCTTCCATAAACTGAGCAATGTCGAAACCAGACATTTTTTCCAGTACCTTCCTGGATTCTGCGGTTGACTTCTGCAATGTATCCAGAAATGGTTTTGGATTACTACACATCAGAAGCGTTGAAGGCTCTGCTATTGATTGAATGAACTCGGTATAATCCTTTGATTTAGCCGGGAATCCGTCAATTTCATAAGAAGTTTCATTTCCATCGAACACCTCTTCAGACTGTCCTCTTGGTTTTCTCCATTTCTGCTTTGTGATTTTTCGGATCACTTTTTCTTTCCCATCAATCGCAAGTGTAAGCTCTCTTACAACATCAACCTTTGGCACTTCCACGCCATTTTCTTTTCTGCGAATAGAAGTCGGTTCTGTGCCATTTGCCATCTTTCCTGTCAGAACGTCCAAATATGCGTCCTGCAATGTGGATTTTCCTTCTCTGTTTCTGCCAGAAATCTCTGTTCTCGGAAACAAATCTACAGACTTACTTGGAAACTTCTTGTAATTCTCCAAGTAAATTTTTTTTACTTCCACTTTCATGCTCGATTATCCTCCCTATTGATACCTCATATGCGGTTCTGATCTCTACTTCATCACCAGATAATTTTTTATGATAAATCCGGCTCTGGATTCTTCCGATTATTTTTACGAAATCTCCAACCTTGAAATCAGCAGCTTCTCTGGCTTCTTTCCGCCATGCTATACATGGGATATAATCTGTTCTTCGTAAATCATATTCGTTGCAAGCAATCATCAAATCACAGATTTCTTTTCCTATTGGTGTTTTGCGGTAAATAGGCGGTTTGCAAAGATAACCTTCCAGAATGATTTTGTTTTCACCTTCTGTGCTCCCATCACCTTCTCCACACCAGATTGTTTCCGCTTTGATTTCAAGAATCAAATGTGACTTTCCACTTTCATGTTTGTTTGAAGAACTGTATCTCCCTTCAACATAAGCGTGTTTTCCAATCTTTAAACCTTCCGTCTGCTTTTCTTTAACAATTACTGGAAGCAAATCTACGTTTCCACTGGTACGCTTTGCACCAATATAAAATCTTGCGAATTTTTCTCCGTCCTTGAAAAACGTTCCTGGCTGAATGTCCATTATTGCGCCAAATATCTGAACTTCATTCTTATTATTCTTCATCCTCCAATTTCTCCATTTCTTTTACGGAAATCTCATATACACTTTCCGTTTCTTCTCCATTAACATAAACATCACGGCTCATTAACCTGCCAGTTACTTTAATGTAATCATTCCTTTTAACGTCTACCGCCAGATCAGCACCTTTTCCCCATAAAGTACAGCGAGTAAAGTCGGATCTTTCTGAAAAATCTCTTGGAATTGCCACGAAAAGATTTGAAACTTTCCTGTGCGTTACTGGTGTAAGTTTTGCATATGGTTCTTTCGTGCAACTTCTGGAAATAAACTCTACTTCGTTTATATCACCCTCCGGAACCTGTTCTTCCAGGATTTCCACTTCGTCAGCTGCAATATAATTAACATTGTGGTGCTTATTTGGATTTTTAGAAATGTCCATGCTTCTGATTGCTCCTGTTACCACAACTTCTTTTCCGTTATAATCATTGTCACGTACAATAGAATCTTCTATAACGATTGGGAACATATCTACTGCACCACTTTTGCGAATAACTGTCAGCATGAATTTGTAATAGTATCTTCCGTAATGTTCGTGGCTGAATACTATTTCCCCGGCTCTACCGGATAATCTTACTTTATTTAATCTTTGCATTTACTTTTCCTCCGTTCCTAATATAATAGGAAGAAACACCATTGAGAATAAGACGGTTGATACGAAGAACACCTCGATAGCATCAAATGATGTAAACATCCATGTGATTGAGAAGATTACTGTAAACATCCCTATTCCTACAAATATTTCTCCTATTGTCTTTACCACCTCTTTCATTTTGTCCTCACTTTCTTCTGGATGTGGTTACTGCAAGTGCAGCTGCCAGAATAGCGATAATTACATTTCTTGCCATCAGCTTTTCTTCCAGATCAGCAATGATTTCACTGGAAAGTGGCTGATTTTCGCCATTTTTTTGCATAAAAAGTCCTCCTGTTATATTTTTGTTTGTCAAATACAGGAGGTTGTGTTATAATAATCCTGTATTTAACTAACTCGTTCTTAGTTAGATACCGTCCTGGTTGGTGTGTCCGCACCTTCCAGGGCAACTTAATCTACTTTTGTTTTTGGTTCTTCTTCTACATCAAGCCCAAGCATTCTAAATGCCATTTTCTTTGTGAAATCATAATCGTTCACGCTATTCGCCCAAGCTTCAAATGCCTTTAACCTTCCAACCAGAAGTGCGTATTCCTCATTGGCGTTCTCTGGAATATAATCTGTGCTCTTAGTTTCTCCCATGCTTAGTCTTGCCACTCAAAATGTGATCAAACATACTCACATCGAGATAATGCGGATTCTCACGAATACCGCTTACTGTTTCTTCGTGTATGTTTTTAAGTAACCGAAGTTATCTCTACTCACAGATCCTAAGTACACTCCACAGTCGTTAATTCCCGAAATAGCCTTCGGTACATACTTACGCTTGCGAGATCATGCAATTTCGTAAGTCTTAGCATCCCTCAGATTCAGTGCTGCATTGAAATCTCTGTCTTCAGTATAACCGCATACACATCTGTAGATCCTGTCCGAAAGTTTCAGATCTTTTTTGATACATCCACAACAATGACAGATCTTTGAAGATGGATACCACCTATCAACTACCCTCAGTTCGATTCCATATTCTGCACATTTTGCTTTCAGTTTCATCCGGAATTCATAGAATTTTTGTGACGCAACTGCTTTTGAGAGATTCCGGTTCTTCATCATCCCGGATACGTTCAGATCCTCAATCGTTATGTGAGACGGCTTGGTTTTCACAATCTCAGATATTGCCTTATTTATATGATCTGTACGGATATTTTCCATCCGGTGATAAATTTTCTGTACCTTGAGCTTTTGTTTTCGTATATTTGCTCTTTGAGTGAACTCTCCTTTCTTTAAATTTTCAGATTTGCGGGAAAGCTTTCGCTGTCCCCGTCTTAATTGTTTCTCAAGTTTTCTGATCTGTGCGGTTTTATTGATATTTCTGTATATAGTTCCATTCGACACAATAGCCAGATCCTTAATCCCCAGATCGATCCCGATCCCATCACTGAAATTTTTACCCACTTCCGGTGCTGGTACTTCGATAAGCGCAGAAACATAATATCTGCCTGCTTTCATAGAAACTGCTCCACTTCGGATCACATATCCATCCTTAGATGTCGGGAGATACCCTTTTTCTTTCAGCCTTACCCATCCAAGTGTAGGAATCTTGATCCTGTGCCTTTCGCAAAAACAGTCTTTTGGATTATTCCTTACAAAATACATTTTCACATCAGATCTTCCTTTTTTCTTATATCTTGGAAAACCGCTCTGATGATGAAAAAATCTTAAAAACGCTGTGCATGCATTTTCGATCGCATTCTTTACTGATTTGGAACTGACCTTTCTGATCCATGAATATTCTGGATGATTCGGAAGATACTCATTATTCAGCCATACACTGAACGCCTTGCCACTCATAAATCTTTTGCCGGCATCATAACGTTCTTTATTATGAAACAGGTAAAAATTATAAATATATCTGCATGTGCCGATTGTCTTATGTATTTTGGTCTTCTGCTCTTTGGTAGGGTCGATCTCTGTCTTGAAACTCTTCAGCAATCTACTTGTCCTTCTGACCGAATAATAACGAAAGCCCAGCTGCTCCAATTAACATTCCTACTAAACCAGGATCTTTCATAGCTTCAATAAACCGCTTGCCAAGTTCTTCTTCGATCATAAGGCCATGCTCGAATGAATGTCTAAGCCGCTCTTTTACTTCTTCCTCTTCTCCACCATTTTTTACGAACATCTCTTTAATTTCATTGGTGATAACTGCATACTCTGAAAGAATATCAATCCCTTTACCAGAAATATTAACTAAGCCGTTTTCAAATTTAATCATTGTTTTTCCTCCCTATTTTCTTTTATTATCTCCCTCTGAATGGTATAATGTGTTCAGAAAGGAGGTGTGTTAAAATGTTTCTCAAATTAAAAGTTTCCTGTACTTGTCATTGTGATTACTATATAAGCGAAAGAATAAGTACAGAAAAGGTTGTGTGCCCGAATTGTGGAAAGGAGCATCCTTATTCTCATAAAATAATTTCAATGCTTCATACCGCAAATGAGATTGATGATGGTAATGTTCCTGGAGCAGAAACCATAAAAACTTCCGTTATTTCCGAATGGGAAGATGTGACTGAGCGTCAATAACAATCTTCATGTACTCCAAAAAACCTTTTGCTTCAGTAGCGGACAGACCGCATTCGGCAATTTCATTTTTTACTTTCTCTACAAGGTCGCTTGCCTTCTGTCCGTTTTTGCGGCGATATAACTGATACATTTTAGAATCATAATCGTATAACCTTTCAGCAACGTAATCATCTGCTAACATTCTTTGTTCACCTCCCCTATTCAATAATTGTAAGATCTTCATCCACCGCAAATGGTTCAGTAACAAATATTCCATCTTCTTTAAAGAGAAGATCAATTTCAACATGTTGCTTATTTGCACACTTCACAACAACTACATTCTCATTTTCTTCTTTGGTATGTGTGAACAAAATATCTGCAATTTCAAAACCTACAAGAGAATGAAAAATTTCTGGATTATCTCCATAAAATTCGTAGCTTTTAATATCTTTCACTGTTTTACCCTCATTTTCTTTCTGAATTAATATCATAATTGCAATCGCGAATCTGCATTTTTGTATTTGTACACGGTTGCCATCCCTTGATGTACTTCACAGCTTCCTCATATCTTAATTTTGGAATGTTGTTTCTTGCGTTTACACCGAAATAAGATTTCACATCTCGATTACATTCTGCGAATACTTTCTTTCCGATTTCTGAATAGGCATTGGAATTCTTTCCGCCTAGCACTTCAATAACCACTATTGAAACCAAATCCCCAAGATATTTTTGCTGACCATAGTCAATTGTCATTGTGTTTTCAAGTTTTTCGATTCTTTCCTCATGGTCTGCTGTACCCTGGGCGAGAAGTTGAATTTGTTCGGCAACTGTTAATGGTTTTCGAGATCCTTTATCAAAATATTCATCTACCAATCTGTCATATACTTCCCACGCTTTATCGGTGTTCAGAGACTTAGCGTGGAGAAATGCTCCTTTTTCTGTCCAGAGGTAGAGTTTATTGATTCTTGACGATTCATCAAAATGATGATTCGTTTTAAATATCTTCAATTCTTCACCTTCAAGACAAATAAAATGCTTTCCTTCGATATATCTCTCTTTATTTCTATTGAAATTATTTGAGATAACTTTTACGTCAGCTTCATATGCTTCCGCAATCTGCTGTGTTGTAAGAACCCGAACATTCTTATATTCTGTTACTGTTAATTCGTTCATTATTCTCCTTTCTGTGATATAATCTCCTTTAGGAAGGAGGTGTTAATTTGAAAAGCTTTGATGATTTTTTAAAAACTGTTGACATGGAAAAACTAATCACCCCAACAGTTAGCACGATCGAAAATACAGATAATTTTGTAACTGCCATTACTGTATTATCTACCTCGATTGCCGTTAATCTTCTACGTCAGTATCACGAATGGATTTCTGAACAGCAGAAGTAATTCCATCAGAAACGCATTTTGAAATACTTTTCCCATCAATATTAGTTTCAAAAATACGTTTCTTTTTAGAGGGCTCCAGGATATTATGAATAGCTTGGAGCTCTTTCAAAATAGCGCAAAGAACGTTATATGTATTACTCATATTCGCCCCTCCTTATGAATTTTCCTCTCAAACCGCTTCCAGATAAGCCAAATCTTTAACTGTCTCCAATCTCTTCTTGCAGTCTTTGTAGATTTCCTTATAATGTTTTCCTTGCATGATTCCGAGATCAATTTCATGTAAGATAATATTTTCCATCAAGGACAGGTTGTTGAGTTGCATTACCGTAGCTTCATCTCTCTTATTGATCCCCGCCATCTTGTTTGCTAATTTGGAATATGTCATGTAAAGCATTTCTGCATGACTGCTTCCCTGTACTTTGGCGTATTCAACAAGTTTCTGAATGGTATCGGTTTCTGCCTTTCTGGTAAGTTTGCCGGCTTTTCTGGTTTCAACCCAAACCTGGGTTGATTTCTCACGAATGAAATTCTCCATCTGGTTAAAAGCTTTTATGTATTGCAATTTCCATTCAAGGGCTTCTTTTCCTGTAAATCCCATTACCAGTAAAGAAAATCCATCCCTATTCATTATATAAAATGGATAAGTCTGTTTATTTTGAGGATGTACATAACTGCTTTTAATAAATAAGGGGTCTCCACCATTTTGAGCACACCCTTTTCCAATCAAATCAGAATACATTCTTTCAATTTCGGAAATGAGTTTGTCATGTCTTTTCCCAAATTTCTTAGCCACCTGTAAACTATCACAGACAGCTTCTTCATTACGAAGATAAACTAAATCGTCTATGATTTTCCTCCTTTCTTGTGTTATACTCCCTATAAGAGGGGAGGTGATGATTATTGGTATTTAATGGTTTCTGCGATAAGCAGAACAAAAATTATTCCATTGAAGCTTCTCTCATTAATACTGGATCATTGGATGATTTGACGCCTAATTACACAATAGGTCGAATTAAGTGTAATTATGCAAGCAAAACTGGATGTTGTTCAAATCCGAAACAATGTTCCATTTTAAAAGCTTCAAAATAATTCTGTTTGGCTCTCTGAAAAATGGGAGCCTTACTCTAGTGAAAAAGTCATCATCCGTGGATTATCTTTAAATTTTATACCCTCAATTTCACCTACTCCATTTTGATTAACTTTCAAAAATTGTAAATCTGTAGATAAATCAAAAGCATTCAGATCAATGGAAAGTATAGGTTCTGAATCTCCAACTCCCTGTTTCAGCTCAAAACTTCTTACGCCTTCGAGTTTGTGACCATCCACAAGGATTTCTGTAAATATTCCACATTCGCCATTTACTTGCCGGATTTCGATTTTTGATGTTTTCATTAATCTCCTTTCTGTTCTAAATCAACAGTTTCTTTTTTATCTGTTTTTTGTTCCAGACTGTTATCAGAAAAACTTTCCACTTTCCCAAGAATGTAGCCTTTATCAAATTCCGACATCTTAGGAATTGCTTCTTTCAGCTTTTCTACGATTTTTTTCTTTCTCTGACATTTTCTATTTCGTCTCCTTTCTACGCACAATATTTAATTTCGTATTCAGTTACAATCTTTGAGAAAATCTCTCGCAGCTTTTTATCGTCATCGATAACATCCATTTTGTTTAGTGAATTAATCTCTGTTTTGGTGCAACCATTTTCAGCCATGCGTTTTCGCTTATTTCTTAATCTTGTATTCAGATCACATCCAGCCCGGCGTTCCAATTCTGTGTACATTTCTGTTCTAAGCATTTTAAACTCTGCTCCGGCACCTTTTTGTATGCGATTGAATTTAGAATTAATTTCTGAACGCCAGTTATCAAATACAGGCTTGACCGCTTCTTTGATATTCTCTGTTGTCGCAACTGCCTTATCTGCGGTTTCTTTTGCAAGTGCAATCTGCCGGTCTCTTTCCTTATCGGCAAGTTCTTTCTCTACCATTTGTGAAAGTAGCCCCTGTAACATTTGAAGTTCTGGTGATAATGCCCTTTTTACAGTTTCTTTGGTTTTAAAGTACCCATTTACAAGCTGTCTCTGAACATCCCACGCTAAATCGTCTGTGAAGGACTTTACTAACATTAGATAACCCTGTTCTGTAATAAGCGCATAATCAGAAGTTGCCTTGTCTGGAATGTCAAAAATTTTGGTACGACGAATTTCGTCGGCGCTTACTCGGAAGAAATCTTCGCTCTCGATAAAGCGCTCTCTGTTGGTTCTGAAATTTCTGCTTGCCGTTCCGTCTGGTCTGCCGTGAACTGCATCAATATCTTTGAATGTAACTACTCTCTGACCGTTATACTCTTTTATTGAGATATCCGAATTTCCAATATGTACTAACTGGTTCGTGTTTATCACTCCTTTCTTAATCTGATTTTCAATTTCATTTTGTGTTGAAAATATTTTTCCTACATGTTAAAATTCTTTCATACCCAAATAATGGGCAATGAAAGGAGTTGTTTGCTTTGACCAAACTTTTGAATTTGCCCTGTTCCTTATTGTAGGTCGCAAGCAGAGTGAACTGCGTTACCAAAGTACGTTAAGCAATTTCGTTCACCGTATTGAACGAAATTCCTACATTCGCCAACTAATGGGCAGCTAATCTTTTTTTACTCAATCGCAGAACTAAAACTGCGTAAGTGGCGAAGTGTTTCAAGAAACATTTGGTGCTGCTTATGTGACTGAACAAGTGCGTTCAGTCTGCAAAACACATAAGGTAAACAAATTTAGGCAAGAACTGATAGGACAGCACTCCTGTCAGTTTTTTGCTATTCTTCTTTAAACAGATATTCCAGATCATATTCTGGGAAAAGTTCCTTTTTAGAAAGGACTGCTTCTGGATATGTAAAAGGTGTTTTTCCCTTTATCTTGTTCTGAATAGTCCTTTCATCAACACCAAGAACCTTTGCAAACGCTCTGATTGTAATTCCTTTGTCATCAAGAGCTTTTTTTAAATGAATTAACATTAATGCCTCCTGTCGCATTATTGCGACTACTGTGTAAAAAAAATATCTATTGCTTCTTCCCTGCTTAAAGGAACTGCGCTTACAATTCCGTGAATTTCACCAATTGTAAACTTTTCGCCGCCATCTTTCAGCTTACGGTAAAAAGTGCTTCTATCCATACCAATTGCGCTTGCAACAGCTTCTTGTGTATTTCCATGTTCAACAATTTTACCTTTAAGCCTTGCTATATTTACAACCACAAGCGTTACCTCCTTTCTAGTAGCATTAATGCGACTTTGTGATTATATATTACATCTTGCAGTCGCATTTGTCAATATAAAAAATCGCATTTTTGCAATTATTTTTGTTGCATTTTCGCAACATTAATGATATTATATATTTCAGAAAGGAGGTGTACAAAATGTCGAAAACTGGCGAACAAATAAAAAAGAGAAGAAAACAGCTTGGTATGAGCGCTGATGAACTTGCTGAAAAGTTGGGCGTATCAAGATCTACTATATTTAGATATGAAAAAGGAGATATTGACAAGGTACCAGCAGAATATGCAAAGCCATTGGCGGATGCGCTCTGCACTACTCCAGCATATTTGATGGGATGGGAAGATAATTTAGAAACTGAAACAGATTTTATCCCCAAACTTATGACTGACACAATATCTGTAGAGCATGTTAAGCTACTGCTTGAACTAAGTGACACTGATAAAAAGAGTGTTTTCGACATGATTGAATTTCTTTATAAAAAGAGCAGGGATTAATTCCCTGCTTTTTTAATATCCCCATTGGTTTTTAAATGAAATAATCATATTGTATAAAAATTTCATAAATTTTTCACTATGTATTTCTTCTATCATCTCAATAATTTCTTTCTTGTAATCCACGTAAATCCCTCCCAATATTGCAAACATATGTTCTTATTTATTAAATTATATCATGTTTTCATAACCATATACTGGGATAGAATTGTTTCCGCTTAAATCTTTCCTGGCAAACTGATTTATTCTGATTTTTCTATGAATTATAAGTTTTTTTGTGTAAATATTGTGATTTTTGCTTTTCCAAATCGTAATAATAATAGATAGAAATAAAGGGGCTGGATGCTTGTCAGTGAGGGATTTATAGCGCTCATGGACAACCTGTTTTACCTCTGCTTTTGCAATTGCGATAGTTTTACCCCTCCCAAAGATAATACTATGCTCCGAGCAGAAGTAAACATATTGAATCAAGAGCACATGCACGAATATCAGTATAAACACAATTATGATTTTTTTATGTTTCTCCATGAATCCATCCCCTTTACACTATCATCTTAATGTATTACAATAACATTGTATCAAAAAATATACAATTACACAGGAAATGGCGAAATTAGCACCTCTGGTGGCGAATTTTACGTGAAAAGAGATGATTTGAATGAGAATTGCAATATGTGATGATAGCGAAATCCAGATTGATATATTTATGAATCGGATTAATAATTTTCTCAAACGAAATGGTGATGTAAAAGCATTGATTACTCCGTATGATAAAGGGCAGCCACTTATTGACGATGTGGCAGATGGCGAATGGTATGACATTGTGGTTTTGGATATCGTTTTGAAAGAAGAAAATGGAATTGAAGTCGCAAAGGAATTGAGATCAAATGGCTATAATGGAAATATTATTTTCTGGACAGCCCACAAAGAGTATGTTTTTGAAGCTCTTGATATACTCCCAGTTCATTATATTATAAAAGGCTCTGAAAATGGCAGAATGTATAGGGCTTTCAATCACGCTCTTAAGCATATCCATAAAAGCACTCTTATGATAAAAGGAAAAGACTTTATTCATCGGGTGGAATTTCAAAATATAGAATATATTGAGAGCCGAAACAAATACATCATTATCCACTGCACTTGCGGTATTGTTTATACGGAACGATGTAAACTGTCTGATATTGAAGAATTACTGGATTCCAGATTTTTAAGATGCCACCAAAGCTACATAATAAACATGGATGAGGTAAAAGAAATAAACGATTTGTTCCTTATGTTTTCTGGGAATACTGTGCCGATCAGAAGAAAAGACTTTGCGAAAATAAGAAACGAATTTGAAGAATATACAACATTTAAGTAGCTCCCGGGAAAGCCCCGGGAGTGTTATTATTTCAGTAATTCATTGACTTTTTTTTGCACTTCTGCGTAGTTGTAGCCAGCAGCTTCCAGGCGGTCACGTCTATCTTGTCCATTTCCCCATTCGCCATTGATTACTTCTTTTGCAACCTGGGCTACACTTTTCTTTGTTGTCACGGAATACACTGCTTTTCCGTTCCAATCAAAAACAGAGTAGCCGGCTTTGCAAGCCTTCTTCGCATTTTTCAGTGACTTGTAAGCCCCGATCTGGCTTTTGGAGTCCTTCCATGTATTACGGATGCGGTAATACTTATCAACCTTTACAGTCGGCTTTTTGGTTGGCACTGTCACGGTTTCACTGGAAATAAGCTTCTTGAATCTATCCCAATCATCCTTTCCACGGATAACGGATGGACAATTCTTAGCGCACACATCGTAGTGCTGCACAACTCGGCTTGCTGGGATTCCGTATTTCTTCATAAGCTGCTTGCACACATCAACGGTATTCTGGAATGCTTTTTCGTAGTTATATCCGGCATTCATGCACATTTCAATTCCAATAGAGTTGTGATTGTTTACAGTTCCAAACAGTTTACCGCCGTAATTTACTCCAACGTGCCATGCTCCACGATTGTACGGCAAAGCTTGATATGCTGATTTATCGTCCACGAATACATGGGCTGAATAACCATGAAAATTGCCATTATGCTGTGCTGTGGCGTGTGCTTTGGCATCTGCTGTCTTGGCGGTATTATCTGTATTGTGAATGACAATATACAGAGGTGTTTGTCCTGCGTAGCTGTTGTTGTTGCTGATTAATGAGGCGTTGATATTCATGTATGTTCTCCTTTCATGTTGAGGTTAAAAAGTGTATAATAAAAAGCACCCCATTTGGAGTGCTCTTTAGCATATCCATCTATTGTGCCATCGGCGCAATCAATGCGCTAAATGGAAATATGAGTGAACAATAACCAGAATCATTATATCCACCACCATAAGAGAAAAATACGTAAGCACCATAATCTTCAAGCTTTTTAGAGAAAGTTTTTATAGAATTTAAAACCGATACCGCACGGTTACTATTTTATATTTCATAAATCTTTAAGCCAACTTGAATATAACGATTGTACATTCACCAGATAAGCTAATCTTATATTGAAATGAAATGTTACTATCAGTATATTTCATTTCAATGGTGTTGTCGTAATCCACACCTTTAACAAGCGTTTCGATAAAAGAACCGTTCTGTGTCTGAATATTAACTATAGATAATGAACTTATCTTGTATCCTCCACCACGATAAGTTGAAACTAGATAAAGTCCCGAAGCAAGAGGAACAGTAACTAGTGTATTGCTGATTGTACCTTTGTGAAAGGGTTTCAACTTACCATTTAGTGCATTTATTGCCCCGATGATTGTCTTATTATTTGTCTCCAATTTTGAGATAACAGCCGTTGCCATTTTATCAACTACATAATCCCAAAACTTGCTCATTAGTCCACGTTTATTCGCTCTCGCAGTTGCGTCATACAGCATTACTTCGTCATTATCCGCTAACGTATCTTTTGATGTGTATTCTGTCCATTTCGGCATGTTGTTGTCCTCCTTTAATTATTGGTTTTGATGTTTGATCTGCTAAAAAAGAGGATGATTTCTCACCCTCTTTATACCGATTTGCTTAAAATTTTTTTGATTTCTGCAAGTTCTTCTTTAATGCTTTTTAATTCCGATTTTAATTCTTCATTTTCGGATTTGAGTTCCTTGATTTTCTCGTGATTGAATTTTATCATGGCGAACATGGATGGGATCATAATTCTGTAGTTCCAATCCTCTGGCTTTCCATCTGGCAAATGGTTTACTGCAATTGGAAAACGCCTTTCCATGTCCTCTGCAAGGAACATAGGCATTAACTTGTCATATCTGCTGTCGTTTTTATCGAGATATCCTTCTTTATACTTCGCCCAGACGACCTTTGTCCTATAGAGTTCTTCCAGCTCTTCTTCTTTAACCGTTGTCCGAATTGACTTATAACGCCAAGAAGATGATGGGACTTTAATAACCATTCCATCTGAATTAATACCCAAGTGTGTTCCGTCTGTAATATTTCCCATATTTTCAAGACAGAAAAAATTCGTAGCATCACCGAAACCGCTTAGTGGATTTCTGATTTTTACACCGCCATCAATAACAAATCCGTTTCCATTTGCTTTTAGATCAACGCCATTTATGGTTACCATGTTGTTTTTCGCATCAAGTACAATGGCACCGTTTGCAGAGGTTAATTTTCCATTTGTTTTATCAATCTGCCAGTTTCCAATTTCCCCAGTTAGTGACTTTACGCTTCCAGAAAATTCACCTTGGTTAAAATGAACGCCTGTATTGTCAATATATCCAACCTGTGTGCCGCTTGCATTCAGAATGGAAAGTAACCCATTTCCGTTATTTGAACCGCCAAGTTTCAATGTACCTCCATGTGCATAGGTGAATGAAAAATACAATTCTCCATTTTCCATGTACATGCCCTTTATTGCACCGTTGTTTGTAAGCATATTGAACACTTGTTCATTTGTGTAAGCATATTCAAGCTTTGGCATGTAAATATAGGTATCAAATTTTACGCTAGACCCAACTGATGATGTCAAGATTCTCAAACTGTTTAAACTATCATTTGGTAAGCTAGATAAAGTTGTTGTTACTTGCAGTCTTTTCCATTCAGTTGTAGTTTTAGCATTTAATATTGTTTTACTTCCAAGATACACATATACTTGTGTTGCAACACTAGTTTTTATCCAAAACGAAAAAGTATAATTTCCAGTAACTTTTATTGGCTTATAATTTTTCGTTCCAAATTGTGCTCCAGTTCCGTTTATTTTGATTGCATTTTTACCGCCATCTACATCCTGGACTCCATACTCATATGTATATGCATTTTGTGTAGACCAATAATCTTTAACGTTTTGTTCTGTTAGATAATAGCCTTTAATAATATTGTCCGATGTAATATCTTGGACTTGTTTTATAGCTTCTTCCTGTGCTATATCAGTAACGCTTTTATCTCCTAATGTAAACTGTGAAGCTGCTATTGTTACTGCACCAGTAGTTTTGTCAATAGCAAAAGTGGTCTTTCCATTGCTATCAACAACCTTAATACCTTTGGCTTGCACGTATTCTCCGTTTACATAGACATTTCCGTTTTCATCCAAGTAAATCCCCTGTGCCTTGCCGCCATTGGTTAGTTTGTTGAAAATATCGGCTTGTGTCTGTCCAGAAACTGCGGTGCTGGCAGAAGAATCTGCAATTTCCTTTACTGTTTTGCCTTGTAAGGAAAAAGTTTTTGGAGCTAGGATGACGTTTCCTTTGCTGTCGATTTCTAAGGTTACGTTTTTGTCATCATCAATGACTTTTAGCCCTCTACCGTTAATCCTCTCACCGGCAAGCAATCCAGCTAAAATGTATTTTGCATTGATATATACTTTTCCATCTTGAATATAGATTCCCTGTTCCGTTCCGCCTTTTGTAAGCTTATTAAACACTTCATCCTGTCCAAGACTGGTATCGTAATTATCAATTGCATTTTTGATATCGTCTTTGTCTGCGTACTTGAAGTCAATCCAATCGGATGCAGTAAAGTCACCATTAATACGATTTACAAAAGAAGTTTTGAGAGAAGCCTTTCCTTCACTATTAGTTGTTACCCACAAGTCGCCTTCGTAATATGGTGGTTTCGGCTGAACCATATAGACAGATGATTTACCGTCTATCTTGTCCAATAATTCATTTGGTATGGATTGTGGTTGCCAGATGCCAGATTTGTATATCCACTGTGTGTTATCAGAAGTATTGTGCCAAAGGTCGCCCTCATGCTCTGCTTTTTCTGATTCCCATATTAAAACAATTTCATTCCCGGATTCATCCAGAATCTTGTTTCCGTCAATATCACACCATGGATATTCCTCTGTTTTTGTCCATTTTACAGATGGATCGTTTGGCTGATACCAAGTCTCAATTTTCCCGTCTATCTGCGTCTTTAAAGAATTAAGTGAATCTTTAAAAACACCATTGATAAATAAGTCTAAAGAGCTATCGTCCGTATACTTTGAAGCCTTTTCCCAATCATCCACTGAATAAGAGCCGCTTGCTCTAGCAACTCTACATCTCATCAAGTCACCATTAGAGCCTTGTGTCCATAAGTCTCCAATGTCATAAGGTGGTTCCGGCTGAACGACGAATACTCTACGCTTATGATTTGCTGTGTCCTGTGCTTTTTCTGCAGCGGCAAGTGCTAACGTGATATCGGTATCTTGTACCAATTGCCACTTCCATGTTGCCCCATCTTGCATAAAACGGTAAGCATATCCCTTGGATTTCCAGTAAAACAAGTCACCCTCATGTTTCTTTCGTTCTTCGTTTGTAGTCCATCCAGAAGCCGGGATATTCTGTAAGGTTGGTTCATAGTCATAAAAAAAAGTCTCAATCTGTCCGTCGATTTGAGACTGTAAATTATTAATATCAGTTGTGTATGTATTGCTTATAAAATTATTTACTTCTGTTTCTGCTTTTTCCTTTGCAATCGCATTAACATCTTTTCCCTTGACTTGGACGGAATCCGCATTAATAACAACTCTTCCTGTTGTTACATCAACCAGGAAAGTTGTGTTTCCATCTTTATCAATAGCCTTAATGGTTCCTGTATTAATCCAGTCAGCATTAACACCTGTAGCAGTAAGAATTCTGGCAATCACATCACCATCAACAGTCATGCCACCATTCCAATGTTGTCCGCCATCTGTAGAAACAGCCCACGCTTCCGCAGTCATTTTCCATACAATATCAGAATCGGACAGCTGTGGCTTGTTATGAAGATAATAGATGTTGCTTCCGTCCGGCTGTGTTTCTACTGTCGTGTATGTTCCAGAAGATTCCGCAAGGCGCTGTGATAATTCTTCCAGTGCCTTTTCTCTGGCGGTACGTTCATCTTTTAAGTTCTTTTTGTTTTCAGCTTGCACCTGTTGGCTAAGTGTATACTGTTTCTGCTTATTCCTAGATACACTCTTAGCACTGCATTCAAGTTGCTCAAATACGCCTGGATTCAAAGTAACAGAAGTTAGGAAGCTCTTGTACTGTTTTCCATTTCTATCAGAAATCGCAATGGTGTCACCAGCTTCCCACGCAATATTGGTCAATGCGCCTGTGGTAAATGGTCTGAATTTCAGCCCCACGCACCTATCTGCGATAATCTGACAGATTTTCTCGCCTGTTCCTTCTTGAATCAACTTATTATCACTGATTTCGATAACATAGCCATATTTCCCCGACTGATATGTTTTCGCTTCATTTTGAGAAGAATTTTCAACATATTCTGTAACTTTTATGCCTGTTATTTCAACATCGTACAGCCATGGTGTGAATCCATTCGTATCTATGGCTGTAATACCCTTTTGCATAACAGTGATGATCTGTGCGCCAGTGGTATCTAAGATATCTTTCCCTTCAATATCTTTCCATGGAACTTCTTCCTTATTATAAAAATCGTCTGGCACTTCATTTTTATACCATCCAAGGCATAATCTACCGTATGCATCTGTTTTCGCCCACTGACAGCCCATCTGTGCTACCCATGCAATTACCTGTCTGAAGGTAATACTGCTATCATCTGGTCGATTCTGTATTATCAAATCATCATTATCAAACCTTGCAGATTGTAATGTAACGCCGCAGACATCGCAAGCATCTTGGATGATTTGAAGTCTTGTTGCCGGATAAGTCAGTTTACTATCAGAATAATCACGATCAAATAATCGCATGGAATCTTCGCAAGTTAAGCTAATAATAGCTGTGTTCTGATATGGCGCATCTGTTACTGTCATGGTACAGATACGGATTTTTTCAATACCAGTAGATAATTCAAGCCCAATATGGCAAACAACTCTCGCTCCGTCCCAGATGTAATCTGTGTACTTGCCAGAAAAGTTGTTGATCTGCAATGTCAGTTTATTTACGATAGCTGCGCCGATATCAAAAGAACCGCTTTGCGATACTGCATCCTCAAATTTAAAACCATTAGACCATAAATCTTTGTCGGTAATGGATAATGTACTTCCGTCTGTGAAGGTAAAATCTGCATATTTCAGATAGTTACGGTTCCCACTATTCTGTTGTTCTTTAAATTCCGTTGATAAATTTCGCATATCTTACCTCTCGATAAAATCAAAACTAAGTCCTTCCATGCGCTCATTGCCTATCCACCAACACTTAAAAGGGGATTCCCTGTCACCAACATAAAATGTTCTGGTTTCGTGCTTATTTGCAGATAGCAAGTCTGGATATGTGACCTGTATGTACTCTGGATTTACTGCCTGTATAATTTTGCAAGCAGTGTCCCAGTCTGGACCATTCCAACCCACAGACAGCTTTCGTTTCTGTCCAACTCTGTTTTTGTGCATGGTCGTATCGTCTGTTCTGCCAGATTCTGATGCCGATATATCCTGTAATCCCCATGTAAAAGAAGAAGGACAGGGCATTGCTACCCCATCCACTTTTAAAAATACTTCTGCCATATATTCACCTACCTAAATAATTAACTTTTTATTTTCAGTTAGATATGTGATTTCTGCAAATCGTTCAATCCTCTGTTTGCAATCTTTGTAAATTTCTTTATAGTGCATTCCCATTGACATATCAATTCTAATAGTTTGTAGAATAATGCTTTCAATCAGTGTTAAATTATTTAAATCAAAAACTGACAATTCATCTCGTTTTCCGCCTATAATGCTTTTAGCTAATCTCGTATAAACCAAATATAGTTTATCTGAATTTTTGCTTCCTTGTTCTCTTGCATAACTAACCAATAGCTTAATTACATCTGTTTCTTTCAATCTATTTGTTTTATTATCTATCCTGGTAGTATTCCATTGCTTAGATTGTTTTTCCAATAAAAACTTTCTCATGGAGTAGAATTGCCTAACCAGCTCTTTTTTAAATTTAACAACAACTTTTGAATTTCTTAAAAGAGTAATTATAAAAGTAGCTTGTTCTTCATTGAGAAAATATATTTTTTCATGTGTTGCGCCCCTATAATGTTCATGTTTTAGCACTCTAATTTCAAATCGGAGTGCTCCAAATTCTTCAATATCATTAGAATACTTAGAAATAATCGCCTGCACAGCTGAATGCTTATTTCCAGTTCCTTCTGCAATTACTTTGCTATTTGTAAAAACCTCATCATTTCTCAGCTCAACCAATTCGTACATACTTTTCCACCTTTCTTACGCTACTATTTTTTAGGCTGTGGAAAAAGGACAACGCAAAAACGCGCCCTCCTTTTTTTGGCAACAAAAAAGCGCCTACCCCGAAAGGTAAACGCTTTAAAAATTGCTTATTATGATTTTATATTTTGACACTCCCCACAGCTAAAGCAGGGGGGGGTTACGACACACTGGATAAAAAGCACTGGATATTTTAATCCAATACTCTACTTTATATTTTACACATATTGGCGGTATCATTCAGTATATTTTGGTATCATTCTATAATTCCTCCCAACACTCTAATCAACTTCTGCTTGCGGTTATACTTCAAAATCTCGGAAATCTGCCCCATCATATCATCCATCGTCATGTTGCTCTTCATGCTGTTGCAACGCTTACACGCCAGTTGCAGATTCTTAATATCATTGGTGCCGCCCCGGGACAACGGCGTAATGTGGTCGATTGTCATTTTCTTGAACTTGACAGGCTTACCGCATATCGCACATTTTCCGTTGCACTTGGCGTACACGCTCTTCTTCTGAAAGTCATTGAACTGGATTCTGTTTGCCATACGATCACGCTTTCTGCTCCATAGATTCAAGAGCCTTAAATTTCTGTCTTGCTTTATTGGCGTAATCACTCAAAATCAACAGTTTCATTGTCATAAATTGCTTGTTATATGCAAATTGCCATTTTTTCAGTTCGTCCATTTTTTCTGTGCTATTAAATCCATACTGTTCCATGAAATCGTCCAAAAGAAACTTGATTTTATCAATAGTGTCCTCTACTTCAAACATTGTGTTTTCTCTATCCATATTTTCTGACATCTTATTTTCCTCCTGTGTATCTCTGTAAAAATCTAATTATGCGATTTCTACTCTGTATGCAATCATCATTTCTTTAATCACACTAACGTAAATCTCTTTCAGCCGCTTATTCTGCATAATCACGGACAGTTTATTAATCTGGTTAGTCTGTGCCTTGGTGCATCCTCTTTCCTCGGCTCTGGAAATCGCATTTCTAAGTTGCTGATCTAATCGGCAACCAGCCCTGTCCGATAATCTGCGGTAGCTTTCGTTTCTGGCGGCGGCATATTTATTCCCGAATGAGTAAGAGAAATCATCGCTCTCGGCAATCTTTGAAATACATCTGTTTACCCACTTCTCTGTGCCAACATCGGAATCCGTTCCCTTAAAGGTATCAATGATGGTTTTCATGTTTTTCTCTTGTTGGTCTGCACGTTCCGCAAGTTTCTTCTGTTCCAGTTCAGTCTTGGCTACCTGTTGGAAAATCTGGTTGAACATTTGCAGTTCCGGGGACAGTTGGTTAATGTTGATTGCTGTCTGCTTGTATTTCTCTTCCACTTGGATGAAATACTTGCGAACCTGTTTCCCTTTGTCGTTGCGTTCAAGCATTGCCATTTCTTTGGCAGTGTCAAGTTTGATGAGGTATTCAATCGTGTGTTTACTGCCTGTTACCTGCTCCTCAATTTTGGGGAGCAGGTCAAAATCTTCTTTTTCCTCGGCATCACACTCTGATAATCTTCTCTTTACCCATGTGGAAAAATCTGTCTTGACTGCTAAACTTTTATGCAAGTCTTTTCCGTACACAACTTTAATTCCTTTTTCGGTTTCATACACAGGAACTAATTCATTTTCAATAATCTTCAAATCTGCCATAAAAAATCTCCTTTCAGATATTGAATTACCGCAAAGGAAATGGTATGATAGATTTAACAAATCCTTTGCGGTTTGTGTGTTAAGCGGTTGTAACTTTCCTAGGGTGGCAACCGCTTATTTTGTTTCATTTTCGTACTGAATTTCAATCCCTTTTCTAATTACTTTCGACCTGTCACTCCCTTCTTTTTCAACCAAGTAATCCAATTTTTCCAACGTTTCCTTGTCAATCCTCGTTCTCAGCATAAAGTCCTTTGGATTGTCTTTGATTTTTTGCCCCTTTATTGGTGACATATTAAAACCTCCTTTCAAATTGTTGCTACATTTTGCATATACTTAATATATCACTTTGTAGCAACTAAATCAAGCATTATTTTAACTTTTTTAAAATTTCCTATTCCACTATTTGTTTTGGAGTGGTAAAATACAGATATCATACTGATTTAGGGAGGAAAATGCATATGAAAAAATCCAAAAAGTTACTGGCAGTTTTTACCATAATGTTACTGATTGTCTGTATGGCAGTTCCAGTATCGGCGGCCGGTAAAATTAACAAGAAAAAGGCTACGCTGAAAGTCGGTCAAACATTACAATTAAAAGTGACTGGAACAAAAGGAAAGGTAAAATGGACAAGTAGTAAGAAATCTGTTGCAACAGTATCTTCTAAAGGACGAGTAAAAGCTAAGAAAAAAGGTTCCGCTACAATTACCGCAAAAGTCGGTAAAAATAAATATACCTGTAAAGTTACTGTGAAAAAGGCTTCTAACGGCAATGGCGGTTTTGGTGGAAATTCAAATACTAACAGCAGTGGTAAAAAGAATGTTGTCACCTATCATGCAGAATCTACGCCGTATGGAGCTGTCGCGATTCTGGAGAATCATTATGACCATGCCGTTGATCTGACAGTAGAGTTTGTTTATTATCTGAATGGAACAATGGTTGGAATAGAAAAAGATTATAATTATGCATTTGCGGCACACTCAAAATGTGCGCTTCAAGGATGGAATCACGACAAGACCTGGGATTCTTTTAAGATAAATTTGAGAATTGAAAGAGCTTCAAATATTATAACAAATAACTCGGGAATTCATTATTCAGCCAATTTTGGAAATAGAAATGTAGTGGTAAAAGTAGATAACAATGGACGGAAAAATGCGTTTACCACTATTGCAATTGTATTTTATAAAAATGGTAGGATAGTGGGGTATGATGATCATAGTGCCGATGTAAAAAATCCAGGCTCAACAGCTTATCTCGAATTTGATTTTCCATTTGATAGGAATTTCGAGGATATCATACCAGATAAATTTGAAGTATATGTAAATGATTCGTATACATATAGCTGGATGAATTAAGACAAAAGGCTAGGGAGGAATCCCTAGCCTAATCTCTTTTAATACCCTGCTTGCGTAACTCCATACTCTGCTTGTTCAGTAGTAAACTTGTCAAACGTTTCTAGTTGTTGAATTAACCCATCTTTTGAAAAGCTCATTAAATCCAAATAATTTTTCGCAGATTTTTCAGCTTGCCTGTTCCAACTTGCTCCGCAAAAGTCTGCTGCATATTCGGCTTCTTCTTGATTGTATTTATCAAATGTTATTAATTGTCCAACTAATCCATCATAAGAAAATGGCATTAACTCCAAATAATTCCTTGCCGCCTTCAACGCATTTTTCTTTCCAAGCGGGACTTGCGGTATATCTTCGCATTTTGAGATAGAACAGTCATATATATAGTCTTGTGCGGAAATTGCGTCTGGTTTTAAAAATATTCCCTCAACAGTAACATAATCTCCAGCCTGTAGGCTCATTACGCTTGCATTGTTGCTTCTTACCATCATTGCAAACTCATCATATCCAGTATATGTTATTCCGTCATCCATTGCAATTTGCACTCTGTATGCCCCAGATTTATTAATACTATTTATTTGCCACTCTTGGTCTGTTGGAATTTGTATTGTCTGCAATACATATCCATTTACAGCCACTTCATCGCCCATTGAAAAGTCTGGATAATCGTTGATTTTTTTCGAATAAATTTCTTTAACTACGTCTTCGTAATAGTTCTCCGTGTCCTCTGAAGCATCAGAATCTCCAAATCTTTCAGAATGGCTCATTTTATAAGTTTTTAGCTGCAAATCTTCCCATAAATCCTTGCATACAGAAAAAACCGCTTCTGTTTCTTCTTCTGTAGCTGGTTCTATTTGTGCTGTTTCTGTAATTTCTTCCTTCTGTCCGATTTCCCACTTAAACGCCATGACAGGTGTCGCAGTCACCAAACTTGCCATCACGGTTGCCGCAACAATAACTCTTTTCACTTTCTTCATACATACGTACCTCCCAATAATTGATACCCATATTGTACCACCTTGGGACGTATTCTGAAAGCCCTATTTCGCTTTTCTGTCAATTTCCGCAGTTACGGCAAACAAAAGAGCTTCTGCAAATTTCGAACCGACCGAATCAGCGTATTTATCGTGAATCTGGCTTGATTCCATGGTGAGATTTTCCCACTGCGGAATATCATCTTTTGAAATAAAGGCATACTTCTTGTGGAGGTTCCATATTTCTTGCCAGATGGAAAAGTAAGTCTGTTTAAAATCCATCAATACCACTTCTCCTTTAGCTGATTAATCGGTGTTCCGGCAACTCCGGCACTTTCTCCGCTGTCTGTTGCCTTGAAGTATGCGCCTTGAATTTGAGGGTACATAAACTCAAACATCAAATAATTAGCTGCATCGCAAAGATATTCTGTGTTTCCTGTCTCACGATACTTTTTGATGCACATATCGTGGGATTCCAAGGCGTTTACCAACTTCTCCCCGAAGTTATCCTTTGCCGTACCATACTTGTAAAAGCTTACTTCAACCCTATTCTGTCGTAATTTATCGAAACGGTCTGAATATTCTGTTGGAAGTTCTGTTCCTATTTGGCTCATATGTTTTAATTCTCCACAATTAATTGATTTCTTTGCTCAAAATTCAATTTTCTTGGCTTGTGCCTATATTTTATCGTGTGAGAGGTTTTGAAACGGATTTGGTTATTTTATCGCAGTAATTCTTTATCAATAATCTGGAAATTTGCCCGGTGAATATAAAGAGCTTTTCCGTCAATCATTAACTTTGTCATTTTAGGTAGATCGTCTGGTATTTTCCAGAACACCTCGTCACCAGAATATGCTGCTATCGGCTGTCCAAGTTGAGATTTGATTACTACAACCCTGGATTTCCCGAAATAATTTTTATAATAATTCACAATCCCGGCTATGTATGTGTTCTCTGAAATCTTCCCAGTTGAATGACTGGTAATATCTTCCTGGGTAAAATCAACCTCTGGCTTCAATCCTTTTTGCTCAAAAATACAAGTATCACCACAGCTTTCAATTTCTTTACCGTCAATCAGAATTGTAATAACGGAAGATACGTCATAGCTGGTTGTTTCGTTACCCTCACTATCGTAGCCTTTGGATTTGGTTTTATTCCCGGAAATGTTGATCTTGTCCCCAGTGGTAGTCATAACCTTTTGACCGTAGTTGTCGTAGGTATAGATTGTGTAGCTGTTACCAGAAAGATTTCCTTTCACGTCATTCATGTAATCGCCATTCGCTGCACAGCCTGTTAGACATGTGATAATGCAAATACAGATAATGGTTGCCAGTAGCGCTTTGATTCTTTTCATAATGTGTCCTCCCTGTCCTCAACTTTCATTAACAAATTTTTCCGTATATAGCCAGACATGAAATGCGAATAATGGTGATCCGTGTACTCACTAAATGAAGTGCCAAAGTATTCATCAATCACTTTCATGTATGTTTCAATCTCAACATTCTGGAAGTAATCTGGATTTGGCCCGAATCCAAACTTGTCCAGGATATTGTCCAAAGCGTCTTGATTGATTTTTATGTGTGGCTTCCTGGTTCGTTCTTCGTACCTCTTGAAGAAATATTTTGATACTACCAGGAAGCGGTTGGTTGTATATGGGCTTGTCGTATATCCTAATTCTTCAATCCGTACTGAAACCTGGTTCTTGAATGCAGACCAGTTAAAAGATTTACGATCTATTGGAGTATATTGGATGTTCTCCTCGGTCAACATATTTTTGATATGTTGAGAATTGAACCACTCGTTAGAGTGGTATGCATTTTTCTCTTCTTTTTTTAACTCCGTAGGAGATGTAGTATCTGATATAGTATTTTCTGAATGATAATTTTTGTTAGTATTCTCTGGTAATGCTTCACCCGAACTGTCTTTGTGCATTTCGTCATTTTGTCTATGCCTTTTGTCATTTTGTCCAGATGCACATTGACTATTTGTCTTTGGGTTTTCCTTTACTATACCATTTAATATGTTTTCAAGAACATCTTCATTGATGGAATACCATTTTGTACGGTCTCTTTGGTCTTTATTATAATTTCCAGTGATAACAATTCCGGAAGAAATTAAACTTTTAAAAGCTCTTTCTATAGTTTTTGTAGACCACCATGGGAAATTATTCTTTTGCCATTCTTCCATCGTGTTAAAAGTCCAATATCTTCCATCATAATAATTTCTTTGCAATTTTTCATTTATTTCAAGCCAGTAATAAATTTGGCGTAAAACAATGGCTTCATTTAGCCCTAATTTTACTGCTAAATCTGGTTTGATGATAACGCTTTCTTTGCTGGATAAAAAAAGATCTGATAATTTACCTTTCATATTAGATAACCTCCTTGTTGGTCGTAGGCACTCTCCGTATTGTGCCAGAATCCTTGATTTATAAAAACAGTGGACAGGCGTATCAAGGTTTACGCTTTTCGGCGGCCAACCTAGCCCACTGGTTTTACCGAATTAATTAATCAAACATTTTGAATGTTTCTTTGCAAAATTCCTCATAGTCGGTATTCCCGACCAGTGGCATTTTATTTCTCAGCTTTTCCATGGCTTTAAAAAATTTGCCTTGATCTTTGTTCCAGATTTTACAGGAAACAAGAAGATACTTCTCTTCTGTGTGTCCATATTCTTTTCCGAAATTCACTCTGATTTTCTCATTCTTAAAAAGTTGGTCTGCCAGATACTCTTCTGTATCTGCGAAAATGTATTCGCTACGGAATAAATGTTTTTGAATTAAGATGTAATTTTTATATGACATGATATTCCTCCCTGTGAAAAAGGTTCCATTTTAAATCGAACCTTTCCAGACCTCATTTTAAATGCGGGCTGTCTAAAAATTCAAAATCATGCGGCAATTTTATTAAGAAAATCTTCTATTTCTTCATAATTCCATCCATTACATATTAATGCGCCAGCAATTTCAGTTAATTGTTTTATTTTTAAATTTTGCTCATCAGATAAATAAAATCTAAAACTTGTAAATTTCTTTGGTTTGTATTTTTTTACAAGGCTTTCCGTGTTTCCACCTAATACAATTTGGTATATCAAGTCAGAATAAATATTTGGCTCGTCAAGACCTTTTACGGCATTGGTGAATTTTTCAATTTCTTTATTCTCATTTGATAATCTTATATATTCTTCAACAGACGAATTAGTTAAGCCCAAAATTTTTTGGGAAATTTCCAATACTCTTTCTTTTACAGAATTAGCATATTCTTTTTTGATTGAACGCATTTCTTCTTCGGAAATATATTCGCCTATCTTATGTATGGTTTCATCAATTAAATTCAAATCAACAAAAGAAAACCACTCTCCACCAATTCTGTATTTCTGGAACAACTTATGAAGCTTATTTTCTACAAAATATGGATTTTTTAAATAATTGCTTTCATAAATTATTTTTGAGAAAGGGAGACCACATGATACTTGTGCAAGCCTTTTTTCAACGCATTGGCTTGTCCCTATTTTATATTTTTCTTCATGTTTAAAAACGTAAATCTTTTTAAAATTTTCCATCAAGTTGTTTTCCTCCCCAAAATAAAAAAGAGCCGCCAAGTAAGATAAAAATTCCTCAAAATTGAGAAATGTTAATTTCTTCTTAGCGGCTCAAAAAATCAAGACCGTGTGTACTTCTTCATTGAAGAAATTATACCACACAATCAGTCAAAAATCAATATGCCGGGGACGGTTTGAAACGGCTATCTGTATCATTCTGGGCTTTTGTTACTGCTTTCGCAATTTCACTTCCGTCCAGGATAATGCTGTTCATAATGTACTGCGGATTCTTGTTTCCGCTGTTCATACTCATTGCCATTGCAACTCCCTGGGCTACTGCTTTTGCCATTTCTTCTTTTGTAAGTCCCATGCTTCCGTCCGAACTGGAAACAATGCTGTCTGCAATCTTCTTCATGGTTCGTGGATTTTCCAGAGGAAGAACGGCTTCGGAACCGGCTTCACCGATGCCAATTACCTGTGCGCCATTGAAAAGACCACCTTTGGCGTACCAATTAGGCTTATAAACTGGTGTAGAACTGGTTCTTCCACCGCCAAGATCATGTTTTCTCCACTCTGAAATATAATAAGTCAGAGTCGGTAAATGTACTTGTTTCATGCCGTCAGCGAATGATTGAGCAGTTTCCCGACCAATTGATGTAAGATTAACATTAAATAATCTTTTAATTTTATCCGAAATCCCGGACAAGTTGGTTTCTGTATAAGTTTTCATTTTGCCAGTTTCCGTGTCAACTTTACCAGAAGCCTTTTCCCAAATCTGGTTTGTATTGATAAGAACGGAAGACCAATAGCTTTGAATTGTTGTCATAACTTTACCCATTACATCTTTTGTATCGGTGTCCATGGTTCCGAGGGCTGTCGATACAGCACTTGCAGAATTTTCCCAGTTGGTTTTTGAATCAGAACTAATATTTTCTGTGGAAGTTTTTACTTTTGTCTGTGCGGCAGACATAGCTTTCTCAGTTGCTGTTTGAATTCCAGACATTGCAGTTCCTGTAGCTTTGGATATGCTTCCCATTCCAGTTTTTACAAAAGTATTTGTACTGCTGATAGAGGTTTTCGTCTTAGTTTCCATCTCTTTCACGGAATCTGGGAATACTTGTGCAAAAATCTTTGCTACAGATTCTGTATTGATTCCGAGTTCCTTGGCGCGCGCCATGATATTATCAAATGCATCCTGTGCAGTGCCACCAGAATTTTCAGCTTCCATTAATGCTGTATCAAGAGAAACCATTTCATCTGCGCTAAGTCCTAACTGTGTTTGCAATTGTGGAAGAACAGTGTCATACAAATCATCAATCGACTGTTTACTAAGGTCAATACTTCCAGACATATTTGTTGTTTTATCATCCAATGTTTTAATAGAATCAGACAATATTTTAAACATGTCGTCCGTAATAAGACCTTTCTGGTTTAATTGGGAAAATGCTTGCTCTGCCTGGTCAGATGTAACCCCCATTTCTCCCAATTTGTCAATCAATTGTTGCGTTGCTTTTGCCTTATCCTCGGCGGTCATCCCTTCTTGCTCAAGGCTTTCTTTTAACTGCCAAATTTCCTCTGCTGATCCAGAAAGAATATCACCTCTTCTCTGCAAAGTTTGAATGAAGTTATTCATGGTATTGCCGAATGTGGTTCCAACACCATTACCGCCTTGCATGGTTTCAACAAGACCAGCCAATTGAGAGGTTGCGCCAGCTGCAGCTACTCCTACTGCCACGATAAGTCCAGCTTCACCTACAAGAGGGCCAAGTGCTTTAGTAAGAGAGCCAAATTTACTGCTTGAAGAACCTGCCGCATCTCCTAAATCTTTTATTGCTTCTTTTGCCCCACTTGTGCCATCTCCAAGTACATCTGCTAATTTTTCAGCAATCATTTCAGCGTTTTTCTTTTCAGCTATTTTCCCTGCAATGTGTCCCACAAGTGAACCAACAAGAGTCCCAATACCTGTGATATTTGCTATTTTTACTGCAATAAATGCTTTTGTAAGCCATTCTGCAATATGTCCAGCTATCGGGTGCTTTTCCTCTAATCCATCGAATAATCCGTTTAATGCACTGGTAAGGCCAGTTAATAGCAGATCAGCTGCAGTACTAAGGATTTCACCCCATGGTAATTCACCAAGGAATGTTCCAACTCCTTGTCCGAACTCATAGAAAGTGTCTGTAGTGAGAGAATCTTTTAATGCGGTACACAGGTGAGATATAAAATCTCCAAGAGCCTGTCCGTTCTCTTTCCAATTTGTGTCTTTGATGAATTTAGCGATTCCATCTCTTATCTTTGTTGCGAGATCATCCCAATTAAATGTTTCTGTAAATGATTTTAAGCTTTCGAACGCTCCGTTTAATAAACCAGAAAGTGCATCTGCAATTGTGTTCATGTCTATCTTTTTTATTGCACCATTTAAGGCTTTTCCAATAGCAGTGCCAAGCTTACCCCATCCAGTAATTCCAGCACCATCTTTTTTAGACATATCCTTTACAAAGCCAGAAAGCATTTTCCAAGATGCCATAAAACTGTTTCCGATTAAGTTTCCAAGACCTGTCCAGTCAATTTCCTTTATAGCTCCTTTTAAAAGTTGAGACAGTTTTGCCCCTATTCCAGAAAAATCTATTCCTCCATCTCCAAGCAACAGGTTTAGAGTATTTACTGCTGTGTTGATTCCAGCTCCAAGCATTCTTCCCATTAAGTCGAAATCAATTCCGCTAACCATGGAATTAAATGCTGTTGTAAATGCATTTACAAATTCGGTTATTTTCGGGCCAACATTATTCCAACTAATAACTTCATATATTTTTTCCATTCCAACATTTATCATATCTGCAATAGTGGAGCCTAGTCCCTTCCAGTCTTTATTGATAAATGCTTTTCTGATTTTAGCAGCCCATTTATTAATTGGTGTTTCGTCAACAGTCAAAACTTCATCCAGTGAATCTTGTATTCCAGCAAAACTATCTGCCAAATCTCCAAGTCCAGAACCAAGACTTTTAGATGCAGTTCCAGAATTATCGGAATTATCGGTAAGCTGATTCAATTGGTCGAATGGCAATACGGAAAGTGCCTTTTTCAGCTTCTTTGCAGATGATGTAGCGTCATCAAGCCCAGAAGATGCGTCATCACCAGCTGTTTCTATACCACCTAAGTTAGATACAATATCGCTAACTCCACTCTGCGAACCTTTTAGTTTCTTTCCCATCAATACATACATGAAGTTACGGAACACATTCGCAGCTTGCATAAGCTTTGACATAAGCGCATTGAGAGCTTGAATAGCAGGAAGAATGCCAGCAATCAAACCTTGCCCGATTACTGCGGAAAGTGACTGGAAATTCAGAGTGAGTAAACGAACCTGGTTCGCCCAGGTGCCGCTTGTCCTAGCGAAATCCCCTTGCACATCGCCTGTAGCTGACATTAAATAGTTATATCGAAGAGCAACTTTTTCAGCTTGGGACATTGCATTATAAGATGTTGTAATTCCCCTTGAAAGAGCATAAGCCTCCATATTTGCAACGGATAAATTAATACCCAATTGTCTTAAAGGCTCAATTTCCCCGGAAATTCCAGAGCGTATTTTCTGAAAAGCAGTATCTGTATCAATGTTGTAAAATGATGCAATATCCCCGGCTAATCCAGCAAGAGAAATTGACATTTTAGAAGCTGCATCTTGCGCAACACCAGATGATTTCATCATTGACATCATGGTCCCAGAATATTGCTTTGCCGCCAATTCGGATAATCCAAATTGTTCTTTAGCCGTAGAAGCAAATTTGTAGGCTTCATCTGCCATGCTTCCAAAGGAAACATCTACAACATTTTCGATTTCTGTAATAGCAGAGCCAAAACCAATTGCACTTTTTCCTAAATTTGCCAGACCACGAATAGCCTTAAAACCGATAGCAGTTTTAAGCAAATTTCCGAGATTAAAAGAAGCGGTTTTAATTCCAGAACTACTATTCCCGAGACGTTGAAACCATCCAATAATGCCTTTTACCCCGGTTCCAATTATAGAAGAAGTTTTACTAACAATATTACCAAGGTTAGATGTTGCAGATGATAATTTAGAAAACGCACTGGATATAGAATTTGTAGCAGAATTTACCTTTCCTCCAGCATTAGCCAACTTTGCTAGTGCTTCCGTCATGCGGATTGTGTTCTCACTGATTTTAGGTGCAGTTTTCATTACATCAAAGAAAGATAACACTTCTTTTGCCAGTGTTCCAAGTTGGCTTGATGTTTGTCCGATTTTATTCCCAGAGCTTGCCAATTGCGCAATAGACTGAACAAATCTATTCACAGGTTCAGATATATCGCCAACGCTTGTAAAACTCTCTGCAATTAATTTAAGGTTGCTTCCAAGTCCAGGTAATTCAGCGGATACATTTGAAATATATTCGCCAGAATTTGCTAATCTAGCCATGGAATTTACAAAACGATTTACACTGGAAGATACGTCTGGAATCTCTGATAAATTGCTTAATTGATGGATTGTTTCTCCAAGTTTTCCAGAATCAAATCCGCTAACATCAACCTGGCTAAGCCTGTTGATTGAGTTGATAACTGCATTCAGACCAGAACCTTTATAATCTACTCCACCCATTGTCTTTATGGAATTTGAGAATTTTCCAATTCCATCAGCAATGCTTGTCATTTTCCCTATATCAAGTTCTTTTAGTTTTCCAAGTTCCCTTGCATAACTACGTAATCCGTTTGTATTAACTCCGCTTAATGCGGAATTAACTTTTGTGAGTTTATTTGAAAGATTAGTCAGCGCACGTACTGCTTTTTCTGTACTACTGCTAATTTGTATATCAAGGGTATCAATGGTATTTTCAGCCATTTTATTTATCCCTCCTTTTTTACAAAAAAATAAAGGGCAGACAAGACTTATTCATCCTGCCTGCCCTTTTCATGGTTAAGCTCAAAGTTCGCCTGCATGAGTTGCAAGCTTGCCAAAAGTGCGTTTCTCTGTTTTTTCTTTTCTTCTTCGGAAAGTATGCCTTCCTGTTTACGCTTTTCTTCCTCCGCTGATTCCAGTAAAGGTTTCTTCAAATACTCTGCTTTGGATTTTTTCCCAATTAAAGCATTTGCAACAGCCGTAAATGTAGCCGATGTTTGATAAATACCAGCTTGCCAGAGTTCAGCGTCTTTCCTTTTTTGGCGTATCTTTTCAGCTTCGAGATAAGGTTTCAATTCAGCTGGCGTAGAATCCATAAATTCTTCTTTGGATACACCGATAGAGAGGTATAAAGGAAGAATCTCTTGGTAAACAGCTTCTCGAAAAGTTAATTTTTCTTTTTGTGATCCTGTGGAAGCTTCGTTGCATTCTTCTCTACTGCCTGTGCTTCTGCTACTGCATTCAGCAGACCGGATAAAAAACCATTTTTCTCCAATTCTTTGTCAAGAAGTTGGTATAAATCAAATCCGCTTTTCGGATTTTCCTCAGTTCCTTCATCTTCGTAATCATCCAAAAGGTCACATACTTTATCAAGAACAGCTTCTTTTTCAGAATCACTCTCATAGCTGAACTCATCCTTGTGCTTCTTTTGAAGTCCGGCAAGAAGCAGTTCCGGAAGAAGAGAAATCATCTTATGAAGGCTTTTCTCTTTTCCATCTGTAATCCCCTGTACCTTGTCCAGCACATCTGTTTTTGTAAGAAGTCCATATCCAAATACAACCTTATACTCTTTTCCGTGTACATTAAAAGTTACCATTTTATAATCCTCCCGACATGTTTTTTAGTTAAGTGTCATTGCACCTGTGGAATCTGCTACTGCTTTTGCGGTATCTAAAGCCTGCGTAAGTTCGTCAGAAACAACTTTTGTATCAAGGCCTTTATACTCTTGAATAATGAGGGACAGCGGAATTGTTGCTGCTTCATTCTGTCCAATATCAGACAATGGAATATTTTTTCCAGGGTCTGCGATAACAAAGAATGCATCAGCGAGGTCTGGAAATACAACTTCAAACCAAACTCTAAATCCTTTTGACTTTCCTGTTGCCGCATCAGTCATAAGCTTCTTTAGTGCCGTGATAACATCAGCGTTAAGATTGAAGGTTACATCCCAAGTACCACCAGTATCCTGTCTACCGGACGCATACTGTGTAATGAAGTCTTCGAGTGCGGATACGTCAATCTGCTCTGTGTCAAGAGAAATTCCACCGATGGAACTACATCTTTTTAACCATGTGAATGCAGTTGGCTTTGTTCCTTTAGCGGTTTCAACACCGTAATGAAAAGTTACGCCAAGTGTTGTTAAATCTGCCATTTTGATAGGCTCCTTTCTTTAATTCAAGTTTTATGCACGTAACCCTGTGCCGGGAGATAGCGGATCACCGCCTTTCTACTCTTCTTTGTCTGTTTTCAGTTCTGGTAATCCTGCTACAGATGTAAGCAGTGATAAAAAGCCGGAAAGTAAAGATGCGGATAAAACCATTTTCCAATCAACGCTGCCAATCACAGTTGCAGTACCAATGGTTGCCACCGCTGTTTGAGCAACTGTTTTTACAGCTCTAATTCCTGCTGCTTTCAGCCAAAGTAATTTATCTGCTTTCATTCGGCATTCTCCTTTCATATTTTTTGGTAAAAAAATAGAAGCATTTCTGCTCCTAATCTAATAAAGTTCCTGTATATATTCGGCTGTATCGGCTTACAAGCTTTTTGATTCCACTGTCACCAAAAAACATAGGTTCCGGTCCGTATGTGCGGCGGAATCCCATTCTCACCATAGTTATGTGACTTATCTCATCCAATTCATACAATCTGGTTAATGCTTTGCTCCCAGATGTGAAGCAATTTACTTGAAATGATGGCATTGTTGCACATTCATCCCCTTCAAGGTCACCTCTTGTAATTGGATTACCAAGCATATAAAGCTGTGCATATGCTTTTTTACCGGAAGCATTTGTTTCACTACCATCCATGGAATAATTGTCTGCGCCAGTAATCTTAGAAACAGCCGCTCCCCATTTTGAAAAAACTTCCAGTACAGGGGATTCTATTGTGTCCGGCATATCTGTCACCTCACAATAAAAAAATGCACTCACCTTTATAGTGAATGCATTGCATGTTATACTACAATTTAACACTGTAATGATACCATAATTAATTGGTATCATTCAGTATATTATGGTATCTTCTTTAGGAATAGAATACCTCTTTGGCAATTTTGCGGATATTCTGAATGATTTCTACGCTTGCCTTATACATTGGCATTGTAGCTTCTGTACCGTAAGAACGTACCCATTCGCCGGAATCAGAAATATATACCCAGGAATCGTTTTTTCCTTTTCCTTGTCCGTAAGAACCGATTGTATAACCAAATTCTTCTCCTTTTGGATGTGGGCTAGAACCGGCTGCACCATTGTGGTAAATACCAGCGCCGAATTCAATGAATAAAATGCTTTTGCCTTCGCATATTAAATGGGCTTCTGCATAGTCCCCAAAACTGTTAATTTTGATGTAAGTATTGTGGTTCTTATCAGAATCGCCTTGTGCTGCCAAAATATTTTGGTCAATAACTGGAATCCCTAATTCACATAATCTTTTTATGAAAATTTCATTTTTGTTCCTTAAAGATTTTTGATAATTTTTTATTTCATCAATAGCTTTTTGGATTGATTTCTGTGATAAGGTACACTTTATTGTCTTACCCATCTTCGTTTCCTCTTTTAGAAATTCCGTATCTGGCAATATTGCCTTTTTGTGTGTCTAAAATCTTCTTTAGTGTGTAGTCTGGCAATACTGTGGGCTCTTCATCTTTGTTCAAAATAAGGCTTCCGTCCTCGCTTATTTGTGGAATTCTATCTATCCAAAATATGTCCGCTTCCTGTGGGTGGAAATTTCGATTAAAGCTTGTAATGTATCTGTCATAATCTGGCACTATTCCAGCTGCAATTTCTTCTGGTGTTCCGGCTGTAGATGATACAGAAAAAGAGTATAGAACTGGTTTCTCATAAACTTTAATACGGTCTAATCCTTGCGTTTTTTCAGTAATTCGTGACCAATATACTTTTTGCTTTTGACGGACTAATCCTCTCATATTTCCTCTCTTTCTTAAATTTGGTTGCTTAAATAAAGCCCTCTTTAGTTAATTAAAATAGTTTAATGATTTAATGTGCTTCGCTAATAGGATTCCAATAGCTTTATACCCATTTGCATTAAAGTGCGTTTCATCTGATAGCAAACTAGGCGGCATTAAACCACCGTTTATTTTTTCAACATCTTCCGCTGTTGGCTCAATCCCTAGCACCTTAAAAGCGTTGTTAATTACTTGCAATCTAGTGTTAAAGAAATGTGAACCAAATGTGTTCATGCCTATCGCTTCGCTTGCTACAGTTGTGTCTGTTCCGTATTTAGTCAATCCCAAAATAACATATTTCTTGTTCGGAATTCGTTTAACTATGGTTTTAAGATAATCCCATTTATAACCCCTATCATTTGTACCGCACCAAATCAAGTATACGTTGCTAGTATATTCTGATTCTTTTGTATGAATTGGAACATAAATGTTTTGTGGTGTATATCCGTTTAATGAAAATGTGTCTTTAGCTGTTTGTGTTACTATATATTCTTTACCATCCACAATAACAGTTTTTCCATTTAATTGATTGTTAGCAATCCAAATATCGGCTGTTAAGTCTGCGTTTTTAATTTTGAAGGTTGCTTTATTTGGCTCAATGTATCCACTAAAAGCACCGAACGTAAAACCAATGTCTTTTGTCAAAGAACCGCCAAAACCAAATACTCTATATGACTCTAGCCCTAGTATAGATGCACATTCTTTTGTTATAGATACGCCTTCACCGCCAGTACCTGCCATTAAACTATCACCGATGCCCATTAGATCATAATCGTATGAAATGTGTTCTTCTAGTTTTTCAATTTTTAATGATTTCAAAGCGCCATATTTTTTATAAGGCAAAATTTTTGGAGTACCATATTGAATCATTAGGTTTTTAACCTTATAAGTCGGATTTGTTTCACCGTATATACTAGCTTGAATGTATACAGTTTTATCTGTTTCATTTGTATACGCATTGTAGAAGTCATAAGCGGCTATAATCGTTTTTCTATTATTATCACTGAACACAATTAAATCTCTAGCAATATTATTCAACGTTCTTTCATCATCGCTGTTTACATTTGCAGAAAAGAAAATTGTCGTATGTGCTGGTACTGGGTACACTTTTGTAGTATTAAAGTTATTGTCATGTGTGTACTGTCCGTTTTTTTCCAGATAATAATTATGATACAAATAATCATCAAAAATTTGATAAGGTGCTGGGTCTAAAGCATCTTCAACATTATCTAAATCTTCCTTTAGCGAACCAATAGCTTCTCCAGTTGCTTTTGCTTCTGCAAGCCCACCTTCTATAGTCAATGTAGTGTCTGGCTGTGATACACTCTGGATGTCCTTAATAGCTTGTTCTTTTGCGGAATTTACATTTTGAACAGCTTCCGCAGATGTGTTTTTAGTAAGCTCCAAAAGCTGATTTATAACATCTTTTTCTTCCTGCCCTATCTGTGGTTGATCAATCTCGATACCCTCTAGCACTGGTACTTCCGCTATTGCGGTATTCCATTCAACACTAATATTTGAATCGGAATCCGTTTTAACGGCGCAAACAATAAAACGTACCGTTCCCATATACCTTGCTGCATTTCTTCCAATCAGCCAAGAAAAAGTTACATTTTCGCCATCTACAGCTACATCATCACAAATGTATTGGTCTTTGATAGAAACATTAAAATCCACACTGCTTACGTTTTCAAAGTTAATTCTGACTGAAAATTTGGATAAATCAAGATTATCTCCTACAATTTTGGGACATGAAAATTTAATACGTTCTGCATTCTTGTCAGATTGCACCCCACCAACTACGATTGTAGAGGGCACGAAAATAATCCTTGTCTTAGCATCAATCGTGCATATATCGGATTGTTCAGAAAGCAAATTAACATCTTCTTTTGCGCTCATAAGTAAATCAAGTGCTGTTGCCATATTCTACCCCCTCTGTGATACTTTGGTTTTACCAGTAGTTATAATGTATTTTCCGTTATCTTTCACTCCGGTGACAGATACAGAAAAATAATCCCAAGTAAGGGCTTCTGGCGGAATTTCACATTGATTGTTTTTCAGTATTACTGGGTATTCTCTTTCCATTCTCCAAAATGAAGCAGCTGTTTTACATCCGTTCCACTCTGGTGAAAAGATAAACAATGCTTTAAGATATCCAGTCGTGCCCTTTACCAGTCCAGAGAAATCACACTTGGGATCTGGATAAATTCTTTGATTATTTACAATAAATCTTAATACTCTCATGCAATCACCCTTTCCATTCCAACAGGAGAAACATATGTGAATTGGTTTCCTAAAATATCTCTGGCTGTGCCAATAACAAACTGTCCATAGTCGGACAGAATATTGCATACAAATTCCTCTGCGTCCACCCAATATCGTTTCTTAACCATGCGGTGAAGTTCTGTTAATAGACCGTAGCTGAACATCACGCAATGACCTAATTCATGGATAAATACACGATTTAGAAGTTCTCCATTTAGATTGTTTGCAATCGAAATTGTCATTGTGGAGTAATCAGATACGGCAAGTGTGCGTTTCCCTGTACGGTCAATCAAAACATTATCATTGGGAGAAACAAAGCGCACTCTCCATATGTCACCATTCATGTAAAATTGTCTTAGCATGGATTATCACCACCCTTTTACGAAAAAAGCCCCTGCCGCACTACTGCGACAAGGGCTTAATCAATATTGTAATCATGTCATCTGCTGAACTAAACGGCTCAGGTCAGTTTTCATCTGCTGTCTGAGCGTTGCATCTGCATCAGACCACATTTCCGTGATATTACGGATAATGTCAGATGTGTACTCCTTCATGGAATCATCCATTTTTCTTTTGGATTCTGTGTCTTTGGAATCATGATAGTGCCTACGATTCTCATCATATCTATCATAGGATTCGCCATATCTGGATTTCTTCCGATTCATGTCACCCATTTCCATATCACTACGGTCTGGATGATATCCCATGCGGTACATATTGTGCTCAAATTCTGGATTGTTTAAATACTCATCCATCCAGTCATCGTCTTCCATGTACAGATATGGTCTATAACCTTTTCTGGTTCCCCTACCTTTTGGAGCGAAACGCCCATTTGAATAGCGGTAACGGTCATATCCCATGCGACCAAGATATTTCTCTTCCTGTTCGCATTCGTCCATAGCTTCTACGATTCTGTAATCTTTATCTGCACAAATCGCACACTTTACAGCTTCCATGCAGTCTTTCAGATCGTCCCAGTCTTGAGCGCTGAGATTATCAAAGCCATGTGTTTTGGCTTTTTCCATAGCCCATTTTCCCATTTCCATTGCAACTTTATGCATTACAGTGCCCCCTTTCTAACAGCCTGTGTAACAGGTGCTTCTGTTGTTGGGGCTGTACCATTGATTGCCGTCAAATTGTTAATCGGACTACAAGCCGGATTTCCTAACATTTTGAATACTCCACCAGTTGCACTCGTAGCTACTCTGGTTGCATATTTTGTTCTGGTTCTTACGCCACAAGCCGTAACCTGTGCACAACAACGATTCTCTAACGGATACAAGGTTGTTCCTGTTCCTATCTGAATCATTACTGGGGCGGTAATTGTGGTTGTATTCGGAATGGACTGTGCTAAAACAATGCAGTATTTTTCTCCATTATTGTAGCTTCCTTCCGGGATAGTAACCACAAGATTTCCACCTGTGAATGCAATTGCAGTAGACAGAACAAGGTGATTGCAAAGCTTACAAACATTCTTACATGCCATATTTTTTACCTCTCAATCAATAAGAGGTGAGCCGCAACCCACCTCTTAGAATTTAGTCAACCTATAAGGGTGAGTTACTTAGCAACAACCATTACCATATGTGCTACATCCTGCGTACGCATATGGAGCTGGAACCTGGAATGCAGGAATCGGAGCAGGATTGATTGCATTGATTAACTGCTGTGTCTGAGAAGCCATTGCAGTTGTAAGCAATGCAGACTGGCGATCCTGGGAAGCTGCACGTTTCAGATCAGAGTTCTCTGCCTGTAATGTTGCAATCTTATCATTCGTCAAGAAATCAAGGATTGCTCTTGTGTTGCTGTTCTGATTTTCCAGAAGGTCTCTGGTGTTGTTGTTCATTGTGTTCTGCAATGCACAAGTGTTGGTAGCCAGGTTATAGTTGATGCCCTGGATAGCTTCTCTGGTCTCGCAGCAACAACTTGCTAACTGAGACTGTAATGCATTGGTATTCTGCATACCGGCTACAGTATCAGCATTGATTGCCTGCTGAACGCCATTAAAACCTTGAAGCATTCCAACATTCATGCCGTTGAAACCACTCTGCATGGTATTGTTAAGCGCATATGTGCTATCGCAAATGCCCTGCTGAATACCTCTGATACCATTCTGAATATCGTTCAGAGCAAAGCTCTCATTGATATCCGCTCTGGTTGCCCATCCTTGGAAACCTGCACCATTTGTACCGTTTCCACCATTGCCTCCCCAGCCGCCAAAGCCGCCGAAACCGCCCCAGCCGAAGATGAGCAATATAATAATCCACCATGCCCAGCCACCGCCAAAGCCATAGCCTTCATCGGCACGGTTATTAGAGCCGCTTAATACAGCGACATCGCTTGCTGATAATCCACCATTCATCATAGTGATTACCTCCTTATTGATTTTTGTAATTTATACAAAATCAAAAGACCGCGGCTCTTTTAATTATTGTAGCGAATTTATTTTATTCCAAACTGATTCTTAACCTGCGATAACATATCATCAGGATTAATTCCTTTTTCTTGGCAAAGATTTCTTGCAAGCTTTTCAATTCCTGCATTATCACCTTTTTCCATCATATTAATTGCGTTGTCAATTACAGGATTATTCCCCGCTTGTCGTTTCATCATATTGATTATGGCTTGTTGAGGATTCCCTCCACCACGTATCATTTGCATAAGTTGCATTGGATTCATCATCTCTGTTTACCTCCATTCTGCTTTGATTCCGGTGTTACCGACATTTGTGTCGGGAACATACTCTTTATTTCGGAAATCTCAGAGCAAACATCGTTCCGAAGCTGATTAAACATAGCTTCTATGTCAATCGGTTTTTCTTCTGCCTTTGGTTGCTGTTGTTCTTCCGGATTTATAAGTCGATAAACAAAAATTCTACTTCTTCCATCTGCCTGTAATTGTTTTCTATATATTTCTGTTCCATCTGTTTTTGGATAATAAACAGGATTTCCGGACATATCTACATCTTTTGCCTTTACAGTATCAATGCCATCAACCATCTGTCCTTGCAACATGGGGATTTGTGGTACTTGTGGCATTTGTTGTATTGGCTGCTGAATCTGTGCCTGTCCGTATGGCATTGCCTGCTGATAACTATTCTGTAATTGTGCTAATCTATCTTGATACGGCTGTATTTGTTGAAATGGTTGTGCAAAATACGGATTACCATACTGCATATCTCAAACCTCCCTTGTTTTTATAATTATATTTTACAATAATAAGAGGTTGATTAACACGCCACGATAACGCCATAAATACGCCACATTTTATGAATACAAAGAAAAGCCCCGACAATACATCGGGGCAACTTTCATAATTTTCTTCTTTAATTTTCTGTTTATGCGGTCTACGGTTCTTGTGCTGTAGCCCATGATTTCTGAAGCTTCTGCAAGTGTTTTTTCTTCGTAAACACGCAATCGGAATAACTCTTTTTCTCTGGAATCAAATCCAGCTTCACGCAAATAGAAGATTCTTTCATCTTCTGAAAAGTCTTTATAATTATCCATTCCACCGTCCTCCCTGTTAGTGGAATCAATATTACACCGGGAAAATGCCTTTAAGGGCAAAGCCTAAAACAATACCGATTATGCCAGTTATGACATAAGCAATAATTTTGTCCTGTAATTTTCCTGGCTTTTCCATGAGTGCTTTTAAATTGTCGTTCATTTCGTCAACTGTATCTTTGATGTGTCCCAGATCGTTGTTGTATAAAGCAATTTTCTGTTCTAGCGCATTGATACGATTAAAAAAGCCTTCATCCCTTTTGGAATGCTTTTCTTTCATCTCATGGACGGCACTTTCCAATTCTTTCAAGCGGTGTTCGTTGATACACTCGTGTTCACATCCCATCGCTATTCCTTTCCATCACTCCCATTTTTTAAGATATTGCTTCTACCCACCTAACTTGAAGCACCCCTGCGATACGTGGGAGGATTGACGTATCACGCACACACCATCTTGCTTAGAATCCGATAAATGGAAAAACGCCATGATTTACATAGATTTCAGTTTCGGAATTCCAACTTCTATTTACAGAAGATTCGGAATGCGATCCTTGAAACTCAGCTCCCTGTTTCACCAAGAAGAAGAGTGCTAAATCAAATATGCAATCATAGCAGTTTTCCATATCGGAATTTATTTTCTCATCACTGTAGGATGAAGGATAATTCCTTTTCTTCTTAAATGAACGAATAGCCCTCTTTGCTGAAAGAGGAATCATCCTCGCAGTTTCTGCATCATCTTCAAGATAATTTGTCAAATCCTCTATAAGCTGTTCGTCCATTTAATCACCTACCTTTGCTGAGATAAAATCTCTGATATTATTCCAGCCTTATTAGTTGCTGTCAGGGCATAGCCGTTATCACTAGCAAGTTGTCTCAACTGTGATACAGTCATATTAGACAACTCGCTTTCTGTATACTTATGTGTTGATTCATCATAAACACTCGCTACAGATGGTGACTGGCTGTTTTCATCGAGACTATGCCCGGTTATTCCCCCGCCTTGGTACCGATCACGATACCACCGTTAGCTTTTGGTGCGACCGGAATGAACATTCCAGAAGCTTTTGTCCAAGTAGTAACCGGATCCTGTGTAGCCCACATGGACAGAGTAATAAACATTCTGTTTTGCTGTGTGATAAAAGCTCTTGCTTCCTCTTCCTCTGGTGTTGGCCCCCAAAGTCCAGTACCGAAAGAACCATCCGGGTTAGCTTCATACAGGGTAAATACGTTTTCTTTAAAGAAACGTCCAGTTTTCCATGCTCCATCTTTTCTGTAACGATATTTTTCATCGCAGCGATCTACGGTAATCTCATATTCCTGCATAAGAAGGTTTGCAAGTTCCTGTTTGGTCAGAAGACGTTTGTTAGCCGCACCAAGAACAGCGGTTTGCATAGCGGTGTTGTTTCTCATATAATTAATCATTTTTAAGGAAGTGAGGGCTTTATTAACAACAAATCCCTTTTCTTGTGCAACATCAATCATCTTTTGAATATCGCCCATAATATCAGAATCCGGCTTAGACCAGTCAGTAAGGGTGATTTTTGCTTCTGACGGAACGCCAAGATCAATCGGAAGATCTACATTGTTCTCATGGATTTTAAGAGAACCAGTTCCCATGATCTGCCCTTTCATAACTTTTGTTCTTGCCAGAACTGCTTCAAATGAATTACTTACATCGTCAAACACAAATTCGGTAAGAGACTGATCGTCCGGGACGCCGTTTTCAATAGCCATGCGAAGAGATTCTGACTGATTCATTTTCTCTTTAATGAAAAGTTTTTCGGTCAGTACCTTCTCAAAGCTTGGTCTCTCTCCAATTCTTGCCTCTGTATCAAGCGCATGAACATAAGCAACTCTAGGAAGTTGCTGCCCGCTCATAAGTCTGTAGTATTTTGCTTTCATAAATTGGGTTTTTACATCCGGGAAGATAACGTCAAGTGCTCCCGGACGTTTAACTGCATAATTCTGTGAATAGTTAATTCTCTCTTCCAGTGTAATACTGGTCAATACGTTATAATTCATTGTGGAATACCTCCTTAAAATTCAACTTCTGGTTCTGTTAAAAACGCAATTCCAAAAGGCTTATCAAGCTCTTGGAGTTCTGTTTTTGCGGTAGAATCAACTGCTACTGGAAGTCTGTTTTCAAAAACTCGTCCTGCAACGATTACAGAAATCGGACGTTTTTCATCGTCTGTCATATCAACTTCTTCGTATACAATCCCTTTTGCGTCTGTTTCATTTTTGGGGAAAACTGAACCAGCCTTAATGATTTTTCTTCCACCAACTTCCACCGCATTTGTCTGCTCTGCTGTAAAAGTCTTTAAAATAAGTCCTTCCGCAGATTCAAGAAAATTGGGGGTTGTACCGTATTCAATAACTTTGTTAAATGCCATAACTTAATTCTCCTTTTTTAAAAATTAATTGGGGCGTTTCCTCCAAGTTCTGTTTTTTCGGAACCGCTTAATTGTTTTGAACGTTCAGCTGCATATTTTGCAGCACCACTTTTTTCTTCTTTTCCTCTACCGCCATTACCACCACCCGGATTCGGAGTATTTTCCAATGCTTCTTTCTCCCAGGCTGCTTTTGCGGTATCAAGTGCTGTTTTATTTGCTTCGGAAACTCCCTTGACAAAAGTTTCAACTTCTTTCATTACATCCTCAGATTTCTCACAAGGCATGGACGCATATGCTTTAATAGCACTTGCGTATGTTTCGGTTGAAAGTCCTGCATTTGCGAACATAGAAGTAATTTCACTGGTAAGGGCTTTTTTGTTGGATTCTGCAAGCGCAGCTTTCAAATCAGCTAACTCCTTATCCACTGCTTCCTTTTCTTTCTTGCGTTCAGCTTCTAGCCGTTCTGCTTCGGTCATATTCTGCTTTTTCAACTCTTCCAACTCTTTTTCCAGGGAATCTGCTTTTTCAGCTTTTTCCTTCAGAGAAACATTTTTGTCTTTCTCTTTCTTAGTTTCAGCAGAAATAGAATCAAGAAGCTTAGAAACCTGTTCCTCGGAAGGTTCTGCAACTCCCATACCGATAAGTACCTGTTTTGCCTGTTCTCTTGTCATTGAAATCTCCTTTCTTCCAGTCCAATACGCTTTTTCAACACGGTTCGCTCCGCACATGGTCTGTACCCGATTTACGCTCACGGGCTGTTGCAATTTATTTGATTTTGGGTATTAAAAAAGAAGCCTTAGATTTCTCTAAAACTCCTTAAATAATCGAAATTTGGTTCATTCTTCGTTAGATGGAGAATTTGCCATTGGTTCTGTTTTGGACGGATTCTGAAATTTTTCATCCAGTAGTTGTTGAGCTTTCTTCATTTCCGCTTCCGGGTCTGCCAGTTCCGGGTAAATAGTTCCCAGATACGGTAAACTCATTTCGTAGACTTTCTGCGGATCACTAAATAGCCCACAAGTAATCAGTGCGATAAGCGGATGGATTTTATTTTTGAACAGATAATCAAGTGCTTGTGCTTTTACAAGCATATTGTCTGTTGGGTTTCTGGTTATCTTTACATCGAAATCTCGAGTTGAGATATTAACATCATTTGATGTACCACGGATAATATTCAGAATAATTCTAGCAGATTCCTTTTCGGCTTCCTTGGTGAATGCTTCTACCAATTTTGCATCTCTCTCTGCGAAGTCCCATCCATTACGAAGGTATACGGCATTTCCTGTATCTCCTCCGCTATTGCTTTGTCGGTTTGGCATTGCTTCCACAATCAGCATATTATTGTAGATATCATCCTTTGCAACCTGGCTCTCTGATTGATTCAGTTCAGCGGTCATAAGTTCAACATCCGACTGACAGCCATTTCCAGTGTCTTTAACAGAGATAGCACCAAGTTTTACCATTTTCAAAAACTCGTTTTTGTCTACCTCGCAGTTTTTAAATTTCATAAAGGCTTGCACAAACTGTTCCACGCCATTTAATCTATCAGACTGGTATTTGTTGATTGCATCAAATAAGGTGATTGCAATTTCAACGTCTGATAGTCTGTCGTGATTATTCGGGCATTCAACAATAGGAATCCCGCCAAAACCATTGATGCCGTAGTTGGTTACTTTTCCATTCTTGATTTCAAAAAACTGGTTCTTTGAATAACATAAATAATATTGCTGTTCGTCTTCATCCTTTAAAATCTGAACGGACAGCATTGGTTTCCCGTTTCTCTGCGAATATACAATGTAACAATCACCTGGATATGGGATGAAAATTCTAAACGGTGGTAAATCTCCGTTTTCTGTCCAGTCCTCTTCTTTCAGAATAGCCTTATAAGAAGTTCCTGTTGCACTCTGGTATATTGCCCTTTGGATGTTTCTTGCATCTGCATTGGCTTCATCCAAATAGTCATTCAGAAGGTCAACTTGCTCATTTATTTTTTCATCTGCATTTTTCTTTTTACATACATATTGAATTGGCTCCCCACAAATCTGTCCAGCTTTAAATTTTACAGTTTCAAACGCGTGATTTTCAACCACTCTGTTATTAACTTCTGGACGGACTATTTTGTTTCGGTATAATATCGGCTGATCGCCTTTCATGTACCGATACAAGTAATCAATTAATGTTCGGTTTCTATTATGTATGCCAATTGTATCTGATACTACTTTTACTACATTTTGTGGAGTGATTCGGTCAACGCCTGTGTAGGCCACTTTTCGCCCGAACTCACCTCGGCATAAATCTACAAAATTCATTGTATTTCTCACGAGCCGAACCATCCTTTCTGAAAAATAAAAAGCACTGGATATTTTAATCCAATGCTCTACTTTATATTTTACACATATTGGCGGTATCATTCAGTATACTTCGGTATCATCTTTCAAAACCTTTTATCTTTTTTACTTCTGCCAAAGCTTTTAAGTGTTTTTTCTTAATATGTATTTCAGAATATCCCATCTCATCTGCGATACGAACCAATGATTTGTACTCAACATAATGCTTAAATAGTATGTTGTACAGCAACGGGTCTTCAACCTGTTCTATGGTTCGGACTATTTCCTGTTTTTTTTGTAAAAATTCGGATATCATTTTTGAAATCTCTTCTCGCAGATCAAATATCTTTGCAACCATATCTCCCATCGGATCACGTTTTACAGAAGTTTGTACCTTTTCTCCAACAGGAATTGCAGATACACTTGTGGAAAGAGAACTGAGCTGTTCTTCTTCGATAAGCTTGTTTTTGATTCTGTTATCATAATTTTCAATCTGTCGTAAATATTGAGTTGCAGTCATCATATTTTATCTCCTTCCCCAAAGTGGATTCTGTGTTGCTGTTGCGGTTCCTCCTAATGGATTCTGAACATAATCAGATAGCATTGCTAAAGAATCTATTCCGTCATCATGGAGTACCTTCGCTCTGGTAGTATAAGTGGTTACATTTGCCATGAATAAGCCATAATCTGATTTTGGTTTATACTGACTTTGGTGCAAAAAATAAAAATGATTTGCTATAAAGTTGGAATTGACAAGAATTTTCGTTTCTTTGTTAGTTGTCGTAACTTTTGTTTCAATTTTTGTACGGCATTTACCGTCAATAAGTTTTTGAACATTATGTGCTACACGGCTTCCAACATTATTTGATTCAAAACGCGACATATGCGGATTGTGCCTAATCAAAATATCCGCTGTTTTCTTATCCAAGATATCGTAGTCTGTGTTATCGTCAAACACTACATCTGGGATAAAATATTTATCTCCATACTGGTATGCAATTGGGAGAGACTCAAAATCAGTTCCTTTATCCTTTGTATCACACACAGACCAAATAGCATCCGGCTCTCTTTTTGGCATAATCACATATTCATCTGTACAGCCATCTGGAACATCTTCTCTGTCAAAGAAAAATCTTTTCAGCTTATCTGGTGGTAAAAGTAATCCCTCACGTTCTACTGGTTTCTGTTGATACAGACAGTTAAAAGAAATCTCGTCCATTGATTCTTTTGCGTCATTGAAATACTTTTCTGAAAATCCATTCACAGTGAATAAGAAATTGCTTTTTCCATCATCTGTTAATGCCGGTATTGCAATAAATCTTGCTCTTGGGTTCCCGGCATACAATTGTTGAAGTTTTCCAATAGGATCATGCACAGACCATCTGGTGGCAATGTAAAATTCCTTGCATCCATCAAGTCTACGTGAGCGAAGATCATTTACTACTTTCGTCCATAATGTATCAAGTCGGCTCTTATTCAATGCTTCTTCGATACCAGACACAAGGTCATCCGCTGTAAGAAATCTGTTACAACGTGTAGCACCAGTCAAAGAACCATCAATTGATCTAAATGTCCATGTTTTGAAACGACCATTTCTTTCAAGATTTACAGTTGTTTCTTTTGCATTACTTGTCTTTTTACTTAAATCAATGTTTGGAAATATCTCACTCCACGTATATTCTACTGGATCATTAATAATTTCCAGAACACCATCATAAAGGGAACGTGTCAAAATACTACTGTGTGCGGATGACAGGTTAAAATCGTTTGGGAACCATCCACCGACCAGGGAAAGAAAGAAATCTTCTAGCGTAGATTTTCCGCAACCTGGCGGTACGCTCAATGCAAATATATCCAGTTTGTCATCCATCAAGTCTTGAAGTGAACCTATAATATTATGCTGCATAAATACATTTCTTCTTGGTTCGTAAAAACGCTCTTTTGGAATACGATTTTTTTCAAGATATAACAATCCACTGTCTACTTGATAATTCTGCGCTTCCAGTAACAAATACTGCCAGTAGATATCATCAAAGTCACCACTGCCAGTTAATGCAGCACACTTCTCTGCTATGTTATGTGAGTATTGACTTACTTTCATAGCCATTTTCCGTGCTTCTTGGTTCTTGTCGAAATGAAGGTCAATATTCATGTTCAAGAGCAAATCAAGGCAATCTTTTTGGTTCTGATAGATTGTCATATCACTACTGATAATTTGATTCAGCACTTCCCGATACCATTCAAGCGAGCCTTCTGTAATTTTTCCCATAAAAATAGAGCCAGACCTCCTTTCTTTTTAGGATTTAGTCTGGCTCTCATGTGGCTCTCTTGACTGTTTTATTTATTATTTAGCATTCTCATCAGCTGTCATATCTCTTGTATCTACGATGGTAGAAGTGTTACTTCCTTGAATTTTTGGTACTTCACCATTCCATTTATCAATTTTCTGTTTTTCAATCAGTTCGGGAGTAAGAGATTCTGCGATTTTTCTATTTGCTTCAGCTTCAGCTTCAGCTTTAATCTTAATTGCTTCTGCTTTTCCTTCTGCATCAATCTTTGCCTGTTCCGCTTGGATAGATGCTTTCTCCTTTTCCTGTTCGGCAGCAATCAGTGCAACTTCTTTATCTTTATCAGCTTGTACTTTTGCTGTTTTAGCTTCAATGTTAGCAAGTTCAAGCTCCTGTTGAGCGTTCACTTTCTTCTGAATTGCAGCCTGTGTTTCATCATCGGTGGAAATAGAAGTAAAGTTTACTGTATCAATAATAATTCCGTATGGCTCAAACTTCTGTTTAAGATATTTGTCAAGTGCTTCATTCAGTTCCTGGCGTTTATCACCGAAAACATCTGTTACTGGATACTTCGCAGTTACTTCCTGCGTCCATGCTTTCATCTTAGGCTTAATAAAAGTATTTTTCACAGATTCCCCGGATTGACCTTTGAACTGAGTAAATACATCAGTTACTCTGCTCTGATCGAATTTATAAGAAAATTCAAGGTCAACTTGAAGCGATTTACCATCTGCTGTTGGTGTCTTGAAGCTTTCATCTTTTGGAGAATCGCCCTTATCCTCAGATGTAAGATAAGACTGCTCGATTCCAACGGAATACAGTGAAGTTTTTACTGTTGGTGAAATCACATGCCATCCCTGTGTAAGTACATTCTTAGAGATTCCTCCGTTCATTTTGTACTCTACCGCAATGTAACCAGCCGGAACTCTCACACTGCACTTTGCAACACATATAAGTCCTGCAATGATTACAACAGCTAATCCAATTCCACCTAAAAGTCCTTTTTTCATTTATTATCCTCCTCTTTTTGACTTTCGTCTTTATTTAACTCATCAATAGCATTTCTGCCAATGTGGTTCAATAATTTACCTAGTGGTTGAAATAATTTGTAAAGCAGGAACCATACTACTGCCGCTCCACATATCACTAGAAATATAAATACTGGATTCATTCAATCACCTAACTTTCTACAAATTTCAATAAAATCTGGCTTGCTAAGTTCTTTCAACTTATCAGCATACTTCGGGAATTCATGTGTATATATCGGATGACCTAAAAGTTTTTCTGCGTATTCGTATGCAAGTCTTCGGTCATCCCCTGTAAGCATACAAATTCCTGTGTAGGTTTCAACTACTACCGCTTCTTGTTTTGTCATACATATCCTTTCTTGATAAAATCATCTTTTTAATTCCGTAAAAATATTTTCAATTACTTTCCATTCTGCGAATACTGCCATAAACAGTAATGGTACTGCAGAAAATCCCCAATGATTTTCAATCATCATTTGAATTGTGGCTATCAAATAATCTGCTACCCATTTGGATATTATGAAATTCGCAATTATCCAACATATTTTTCTTGCCTTCTTCACTCAATAGACCTCCATTTATTTCCACGGTATATTATCATTTTCGTGTTCCAAAAAGAAATCAACCTTGTCAACATATCCTTTAGCTATCAGTTTTTTTACACAATCATCAACTCTTACAGGAGATGTATACCTTGTAAATTCATTTGAATATACAGTCTTGGCTGTAATATTTCCGCATATTTTGCATTTTTTTACAATATAAGCATTTATATAAGTACCATTTCCGTAATCTATTCTGTCATAGCATTTCCCAATTTCCTCATATAGGTGGGAACATTTTTCTTTAAACCAATTCATACATTCACCTCACTGGAATCCCTAATTGTTTGTAGGTAAATACGGCAGTGTACTTCTTACCGCATTTGTAACAAGTTTCCGTAATAGTGCAAGTCTTTTCTTTGTCATTACATTTCGATTCTGTATCCGAACTTTTGAACTTGCATCCACCTGTCAAAATACATTTAATCCGTTTTGTGTTCATACATTCACCTCGAACTCTTTCTTACAGTTGCTACCCTTGCATTTTAACTTCAAGTGCTGAATCTTCGTGCTTGGGCTAATCAGAAGTGCTTTCTTTTGGCAAAAAGGGCAACAGGCGTATTTCACTCCATTGATATTCCTCAATAATGCCTGTCCATTCCACGGTTCGGGTGGGTTCATGTATTCAGAAAAATCTATTCCTTCGGATTCTAATGCTGACTTAATGCTCATTTATTTACCTTTCTATTTCTTTTATGCTTTATTGGTCTTCCCTCTTTGGCTGCCCTTTTTATCATTCGCCGCGCAACAGATTTAAAAACATTATCAAATTTCCGTTTCCCTTTTCTTCCAGCAATTTGTCTAAATTTTGGCTTTTTATTCATTTTTAAGCAGTTATTTGGTATTTTCTTAAAACCAATTTTCATGGCTTCTTCAATGCTTATTTTTTCTTGATCCATTAATTTTCCTCCGTTTCGGAATGCCATGCATTTTACGGAAATTGTTCTTGTTTATTCGATTTGGGGCAAATAGTGTCCAAAATAGTTCATCACTTAATTTACATTCAAATTCAATACTTAACGGCTTTCCTATGCTACAAAGTGTACCGTCCTCATTTCTGTGAAGAATACCGCCTTCGATAACAAAAGCACCATCCGAAATTGAAATCTCTGGTATTTCAATCACTTCACCATTACATGTAAAGAAATGCTTTAATTCTTCCTTTTCGCCCATATCAGCATATCCCTTTGTTTTTCCTTAAATTAGCGTATCGGTCAACCAATGTGTCAACAGTAACAGTTAACTCGTTGATTCTAATACAGTCATCCTGGTGGCGTTGTTCATACCATTCTATAGATGGATGACCAGTATCTACATTTTCAATTCCATCAATCGGAATCTTCCAGTTATCATTTTCAAGAAGCTTTTGGTTAAGTGTCTCCGATAAAGCTTTATAGTCCAGGATTATATGCTGTTTTTTCTCGCATTCATCAGCCAAACGAACAACTTCATTTTTCAACTGTTCTTCTGTCCAGTTTGCCATATCCTCAAATTTCATATTTACCACCTCTGTCTTCGAAAATTGTCTCTTCCAAGCATAAATTTTTCGGCTGAAAAATTATCCTCTACATCAATATGTGCTTCACGGTCTTGCACCTCATATCCGTTTGGTGTTAATTCAAGTTTTGCAGTATATTCAGCGCCGCAATTGGTGCATTGCCATGTCACATTTAAAAAGAGTCATTTTTCTATAAAAGGGTTTGTGAAATCGGCATTTTCACATTTCAATATTCCACCGCAAACAGGGCAATTGCGTTTATCAAGTAAATTTAGCATTCAAATTCCCTCCTCTCCCTGTGCTTCATTTGGCACTCGATCATCTTTGCTACATTTTCACGTTCCTGTTTTATTCCATGCCCTTGCCTGAATAACTCGCATTCAAGAATGTTTCCGCACTTGGAACATTCATCTTTTATTTCTTTCCCATATACCTCAATCATTTTCATCACCACAGTAAATCAGTAAGTAATTTGCAAGTTTTCTAAGGTCATTATTCCCATACAGGCGAATACCTTCTTTTAACCCTCTGTTAATTAACCAAACAGCTAACTTTATTGGTTCTACAGGTGGCTCATCTTGGGATTTTTCTATCCTAAAATCATCGATTAAACCACCTCTATTTATAAGTTCAGAAAGTTCACTCATCGGTACTATGCCTCCTTGTTTTCCATCTTCTTTTCCTTCCAAAACTCACAACAGCATTCTGGTTCCGTAAAGTCTGCGCAATATTCGCTATCACCATTGAAACAAACCCATGTGAAGTCATCATGTTTTCTACAGGTTTTGCAATTAATTTCCATAACTATTTTTTCTCCTCATTAATTCCGTTAAGAATACTAATAAGCTGTTCTTGGTTAATTTCCTGTGTACATGGCAAAAAATGGTCTTTTATAGTCTGTAAAGCAAAAAACATAGGTGAAATAAATGATATTCGCATTGCAAATGTACATTCGATTTGCAGAAAATATTTTATTGGATAAAGTCCGTGTGAAATGTGATAATCCGCAATAGCAATTGCTTTCAAAATGTAATCTTTTGTTTCAATAGTTTTAGTTGAAAAATTAGTTTTCAGAACAAGTTCATTTTTAATTTGGAATAATGTTTTACGTAAAAACAATTCTGTATCTCTTCTAGTAGGTGCAATGTATAAAATAATCGGTTTTCTCATTTCTTATACCTCACATTCAAAATCCAGTGTGCCGACTTGAACGGCATAAACCTCCCAACGAGAAACACTGGAACTTTAAGGGGGAAAATGCAACTTCTGGCAATGGCAATTTGCCAGATAGAAACAACAGGAATCGAACCTGTGTCACATGATATTCAATATCATTGATCTACCACTGAGCTATGTTTCTTTTACCGCCTGTCACGGACAGTTCTTTTCAAAAGAACTGGGATGGGTTTCACTTTTATTTCATTCGACAGTAATACAAGCGTATCTTTCTGAATTGATTGTGTTTTCCATAGCTTCAATCGGATTGTATCCAAGATTCTGTAAGATTTGTTTGAAAACTGTTACAGATTGACCGCTAGCAAGTTGCACGCCTTTTCTCTTGGAATCTGCATGGAATACATCATGTCTGCTGGCTACATTCCAGAAGATAACGTTTGGAATAACGTATCCGGCTTTATGGAACTTGTTTGCCATTTTATCATAAAACGACCAATCTCGATTTCCACAATAATCAATTTCCATATCAGAAATTACGACAATAGCTTTTGGCATTTCTTCCTGTGAAATATTATTTTTTTCTGCGATATCAAGCACCTTTTCAAATGCAGCTTTAAGGTTTGTACTACCGCCCCAATCTGCCCTTTTAGCATTATTGATTTTTTGTGAAAGGGTTTCACCCTTTAAAACAACTGTTTCTGGATTGCTGGAAAATGTCATAAACAAATTGTGGTATGCCCCAACATTTCTTTCGGCAAAGTATATTGCCAATCCGATTGATGTTGCCATTGGTCTTCCATACATTGAACCGGATACATCAGCCATAATCAAAGCATTTGTTCCCTGTTCAATGTAATCTGGAAGTGCTTTCCATTGTGCTTCAAAAACTTTATTGTTCTCTCGTCCGTAAAGGATTTTTTCCACGATGTCATAAGGATACAAAGTTGAAGCGTTGATTTTAACTTCTCCTTTATCAGCCTTATTAATAAAATCATTAAATCCATCTGGATCATGTTTTGCAAAAGCTCTGCGATAAATCATCATTGCACGGCTCGGAACTTCTGGATATTTAATTTCATTCCATTTACCGGCAGACATAAGGTTTTCAACAACACCGATCTGTTTTCTCATGCTACGAACAATCCTCTTGAAGTTGTAGACTGGATAACCCAACTTCTGTGCAGTCAAGATTCCTAACTTCCTAGTTTTTCTGCTGCTTGCATCGGCTGTTTTAATCCATTTAGCAAGTAATGAAATTGCTTTTCCCTCATTGAGATTTTTCAAATCTTCCTCAAATTGTTTCTTCATGGATTTCCACATGTCATCTTCCAGTGGTGTTTCAATCAGTTCATAGAGATCGTCATATCTTCCGAATACTCCAATCAAGTCAAGATTCGGTCTAAGTGCTTCTGGATGATGTTCAGCCATGTAACGGATAATGGTTCGGAAAGTTTTTCTCTCTCCAAGCCCACAACGAATATCTCTTGCATAAAAAGCAATCTTTGTGGCAAAGAGTTTATCCTGTGCAAATGCTTCTGAGAATAAAGTGGTGATTCTATTTTCATCAGCTTCTCTCAATGCACCAATAGTTCCGAACAGGTCAAGTCTTGCATCGCTTGTAGTATTCAGCGCAACTGCTCCGTTTTCAGTTCTTGTAAACTTGCTTTCTTCTTTCATTGCATTTGCAAAATCCATGTTCTTTCTCCTTTCAGGACACAAAAATATAAAATATACGAATTAGATTTTATTTAAGTGAGTTGCTGTAAGCGTCCAATAAATTTTCATGATGCTTTTAGGTTTCATAATTAGCAGTTATGCCCAAAATAATTGCTGTAAGCATCACATAATTGCCCCGACAGGATTTGAACCTATAAAATTATTTGCAGTGAAGAACACAAACATGTTCTAATCGGTTTTCCATAACCGATAACCGGGGCAGTGGCAAGGGATGGATTCGAACCATCGACACGTACCTTGTAATGGGAAGAATGATTGCTGTAAAAGTCACGAACATGACTTACATTCTTTTACTGCTCTACCAATTGAGCTACCTTGCCAGAATCGCAGGAGACGGATTCGAACCGCCGTTCTCAAGGATATGAGCCTTGCGAGATTCCACTTCTCTATCCTGCCGGAACCCGGAAAAACCGGGTTAGCAATAGGTTTATCGTGTTATGCTTTCCACTATCTACAAGTTTTAGTGCTGTAGATTCACTGGATATTTTTATGCGTCTTTGAACGGCATCTCTTGAAAACTCCTTTTATTAACGTGCGCTGCGTTAATGTTTTTAACTCCGAGATATACCAGCCGGGAAATCAGATCCATTTAAGCTACGCCGTATCGCACCTAAATTTACCTAATCCACACGCTCAACTGGAAGTTTTTTCCACCCATATTACGGATGAATGGCATTTAGAAGAAATGGAAGCTATGGGATTCGAACCCAGGACTTACGGCTTATGAGGCCGTTGCTCTTACCGCTGAACTAAGCTTCCTGAGATACCAGAAATAAGCCCGCCATAGATTTATTTCTGGCACTGTTGCAGTTCTTGACCACCAGCCACAACAAAGGTTTTCTGAAACGCTTTTGGATTTCAGAAAGTCTTCCGGGACATTTGAAGCCCCTTTAATCAGCCCCGTTGGGCTAGAAGACCGGAGTGAAAAGTGTTTCAAAAAGAACACTTGCGGAATTAACAAAACCGCAAACTGGGCTAACTGGATTCGAACCAGTAAATGCAGCAGTCAAAGCGCTGTGCCTTAACCGTTTGGCGATAGCCCATCAACCCCGGCGCACCATTAAAACCGGGGAAGTCGTGATATTAAGCTAAACAAGTATATAAACTTTCCGCTCTTACTGATTACTCTTTTCCAGGAGGGAAATTTTCTTTTTCTAAATATTCAATAATTCCTGGCGTATTCATCAATAAGAGCTTACGCTACTCTGGATGCCTCGACTTATCACTTTCATAGGCTTTCCCGAGCCTACATGGATTAAGTCGAAGCGGCGCTTTTATGAATTTAACCATCTCGATTAACTCAATCGGGATAATTCCAATTGGAATTGGTAAATACATGGGAATTACCTCTTATTCTGCAAAAATCCAATCCTCTGCTAACATATCTGCTTGAGATGCAAGCCATCCCATCTGTACGCCAGATGTTCCGACAAAAGCAATGGCTTTGTTTCCGATTGCATCATGCTCACAGTTCACAATCTCTCCATCTGCTGTCTTATAAGAAATACCAATAGCAAGCTGAATGTACTGTTTCTTGCCATTCCAGCCTTTACGAGACACTTTAAGTCCTCTTTTCAGATAACGGATAGCGTCGCCAAATCCAAATGTTGACTGACCGCCAAGAACACCACAGTTATTCTCATCAGCAATCATCCAGTCATCTCTCTGTGTGTGCATAAAAGTGTATTCCACTCTCTGCGTTTCACGGATATCAAGGACTTCTCCCTGTCCTTTATCGGAATCTTTTGGTCTGCAATGAATCATAATCGTCTGTTTTTCATCGTCCCAGCACCAGTAACCGTTCCATCCTGGAAGTTTCATTTTTGCTCCCTGTTTCATAAGTTTAAATGCTTCTGAAAATTTCATTTCTATATCCTCCTTTACCTTGTGCAAATTAAGAAAATATTCAGTGCAAAACATATTTCTAAACAAATGCAGAATAAAATCTGTATTACGCTTGTTTTTCCTTCTTCGTCCAGTATAGCCAAAGTGCCGGCAAGAATCAGAACGAAAAATACAAGATTTACAGCTGTCCCAATTACATTAAGTGCATTCATTTTCTTTTTCCTCCCCAATTAAGAAGTCCAGAATTTTTTCTGCAATTTCTTCTTCTGGCTCAAATGGCATTCCACAGTAATTGTAGGATTCTAAAGCCGATTTTAGGCTTGATTTGAATCCATTGTAAATTTCTCCATGTTGTAGTAATTCATGCCTTAAAACTAAAATTGCATCAGTAATTGATTGAGAAGTGACACTGATTTGTGCCAAGCACTCCATTTCAATGTCTGGAACAGCCACTATTTCAAACTCAAACACTGGAATTTCATCTACTGCTGTATGGAAATTTACTGATCTTACTCTATGAACTTCTTTTCCATCAATAAAACATTTTGTTCCACGCCAATCATGGGGGTTGGGGTTTGTGATTTTTACTATCGGCATCTTCGTACCCCTTTCTTTTAGTTTTACAGTAGAGAAGAAGGTGTTTCGCAATCTCTTCCAACTGCAAAATGTTGTATTTTGGAACTTCCCATGTTTTTTGCTCTAATAATGGAGACGGTGGAATTTTCTCAGTCGGTAGTTCGTTAGTTACTGTGGCATTGATAAGCATAGACGCTACATCAATAGGTGATTCTGGAAGACAATCCTTGTTATCACTTATTTGTGCATCCGGCATGAATAACTTTTTCCATTCTCCGTTTTCATTTGAAAATACTTCTCCGTTTTGTACTTTAAGTTTTCTAATAGCTTCTCTTGGAATATCTTCTTCTTTTTCACATTTACGAACATCATTCTCAATGATGTATAAAAAACAATTCATCCTTCTTCCACCTCCCCGAAATATTTTTTGTAAAGCTTATGGTTGTAATACCACAGATGTTGCATCACAAAAATTTTATCAATACATTCCAGCTCATAATACATCACTCTGTACTCAGCGGTTCTGTCTCCGTTTTCATCAACACTATAACCAGCTAATTCAGATTTTGATTTTGCGCCAAACCACCTACCGTTCTTTGTAACAAACAAAGAAATATTTCCATATTCACAAACATATGTGGCAGTTTGAGTATCATACAATCTGCCATCAGCTAATATTGCTTTTGCGTGAATTGGCCTCACCAGTTTCCGAATTGCCGGGGATTCCTGTCCGACATTTTCATATGCTTGGTTTGTTTCCGAAACGCCTTTTTTATTTTTTGAGAAAAATTTAAGCACGTCTTTTCCTCCCGAAATATTCATCAACTGCCTGTCTTACAATATCAGATGCGCTCCTGTCTGTCCGGTTCTTCTCTTCCAGGAGCCTTTTTTTCTGTTTTTCGGAAAATCGGATGCGGATGGATTCGGATTGTGGGTTATACTTTTTCATAGGTAGTATCCATCTCTACGGAAAGAATCGGTTTGTCATCGGCTTTAGCCAGAAGCGTAATACCTTTCCCATTCTCCCAAGATGATGTCATGAGTTGAATATTTGAATTTCCGGTTTCATTACAAATATTCAAAAGCTGTTGTGCTATATCCATCAACTTTGACCGAAGGTATCCGTCATTGCTTACTATTTTTTCCATCTTGTGCCTACCTTTCTGCGAATGTTATCAGTTATCACAAATCGTTTATTGCCTTTAATTTCTGATTAGCAATTTCGACCTGAGAAGCAAGTACGCTACGTGTCACATCTCTTATAAACGATTGTTCTAGTGTCATGCTTTCACTGTAAAACAACGTCGGAGCTGTGAGTACATAGATTTCAATATCCAAATTACAAAGCTGTCTCCATATTTCTTCGATTTCATTCTTGGTATTTCCAATATCATCAACTCCGCAAATAATTAACGAATCACCCTTTTTCATGTTTTCACAAAGAAGTCTAAAATTATTATTTTCATCTGCCAAATCGAAAATAAACGAGTCAATTTCTTCGTTCAAAAGTATCTTTTTCTTTGCTTCCAACGGGAACCATAATCCAGATTCTCTTGCGTATCCTATCTTCATGTTTTATACCTGCCTTTCTTGGTACTGCCTTATTTAGTGTTGGCAGAGAAACAGTTAAGGCTTACTGCTTTCGTGTTCGAATCACTATCCCTGCCATGTTAAGGAGAGCTTTTTTTGTTTTTTCGAGTGGTTTCGGTGGTGACTACCGCTGACTGGGGTTTTATATATACCCCCTCCCGGTCATCCAGTACGGACGCTGGCAAGTCAGCCCACCGCCCCATGGGAACCGCTGCCCTTGCCTGGTCGCTGTCTATCGGATGCCTTCGGCAGTGGTCAAGGGAATGTCAATGTCTTTAATATTTTATCTATACGACAAACACAGATTTGTCTTATAGATCTATTTATTTTTCTATACATTATGCACAATTATAATCGTTATTACTGTACATGTTGCATAATCCCATGTGTTTACTGCCTTTTGTCCGTCCATTGTGTACATTTTTACCGCTTCTATTGGTTCTCCCAGGCTTTATAGCTCCGGTTTTTCCATCTCCGGAAGCTGCAAAGCGGCTTTGTGCTTCTCTGCGATCTGCTGCGCGGTCTGCTGTGGTACGCCGTACTGCTGCGCAACTTGCACTGGTGCAGTTTCTGCCATGCCATAGGCGGCTTTTGCAACAAATATCAAATTCGCATTTGTTCCGGTCTGGTTATGTAGTCTATTAATTGCACAGTTTTTGCAAATATCAAACCATTTTTTAGCCGTGTCACCATGTGAAGAGTTTGTTCTATACACTCCATTCATCCAGTCAGTAAACGTTGTACGATTAATCCCAACTAAAAAGCTAAATACTTCTAGGGTTGGTAATACATGATATTTACTGCATAATCTCACATAAGTATTAAACATTTTATCTAATAGCTCTATATTGTCATTACTTGGCTTTTGTATATGATCTGCAATATAAAAAATCATATCTACAAAGCTATCTGATACTTCTTTCTTATAGTTTTCGTTATCTGGTGATATACATAATACAGTATTTATATATTCATCAGCATATATATTAATATTATCTAAATAGATATCTACGTCTTGTACATTTACTGTATTATCTTTCATATTATCACCTCACTTTAACACGTTAATTTATAAATAAAAAAAAGAGAATGTCACCAGGTAAAGCTTATTCCCGGAAAACTTCCGGGTGTTCGGGTACATTCTCTAAAACTCAAATTAAAAAAATATTCTGTTTTCTTTGTTGCTGATACCTTAGCACAGTTTTTAATATCTTGTCAAATTTAATTTTGCATAAAATAAAACCCATTATTTTGTCAATAATTAATAAATAATAATTAGGGTATTATATTATAATCTTTATTTATATTTATATCTTATATATTATTATACGGTACTGTATAGCATATCTTTTAATAAACTCTAGTCTTAGGAATCTAGGAAGGGCAGAGAATAATTATATAATTATATATAATATAAGGGCGACTATATTTTCACAGATTTGCATAATAAAAGCCAGACCTTCCAGGAGTTTCTATCCGGCGTGATCTGGCTTGTTATGCGTGTTATTTAATTAACGATTCTGTGTACTTTCAGCCTCTGCCCTTCCTGAGTTCCGTCAGCTCTCGTTATCTGATAGCCTAAAGAAGTTTTAGAAAAATGTCAAGCAGTATTTAAAAAAATATTTCTCTTGACAACTTACGAAAAACTATGTTATTTAAATATTAACAGGCTCGGCGGCGGTCTGTACTCTGTCCATAGCCGCCATAAATAAGCATTTTAAAAGCCCCGGGATAATTTCCTAGGGCTTTATTTTTATTCTTCCTCTTCTTCCTCTAACCATATTTGACACTGCTTGCCGTCCTCTTCGTAGCTGATAGCTTCACCAGCTTCCAGGCGTTCCCGCCAGTCCTCCGGGTAATTCTCCGGTCTGTAAATACAGTTTCCCGGAAGGAATTGATTTCCGCGCATTTCATTTATTTTCATATTTTCCCTCCTGTCCGCCCTCCTGGGGCTGTGTGGTTGTTTTTCTTTAACTGTCTTTATTATACATTATTTATTAATGTATGTCAATATCTTTTCTTCAAAATCTTTTGTGGTTTCATCTGGCAGATATTCCAATAAATAACCGGGTTGGCATTCCAATATAGTACATATTTTATTTAGTGTATCTTGCGTGACAAGTCGATCATTGCGCAGCTGTTGCAGCTGGCTTTCTGTAAATATCTTATTTTTCCTTATTAAATAGGTTGTGATTCCCTTTTCTGCCATCATATCAATTATATTGCGTTTATATTTAATCATTCTAACACCACCTCGCAGTACTTTATTCTTCTATTATAATAACATTTTTATACATTATTTTTCAATGTACAACATGCACAAAAACTGTTTTCGGTATGCTCTTTAATTTAGTGTATAATGTCAATAGACATACATTATATTTTAGTGTATTATATAACCATCAACAGAGAACACAAGAAACAAACAACCGGAACTGCCCGAACCACTCAACACAATGAGGACATAAGGAACCGAATCCGATTAATTGAAAAATTCTAGTTCCTAGACAAAATAAAAAAAGCCCGGCGATCTTCCAAACCAAACCGGGCACCAAACTAAAAAGAAAGGTAACCCCATTATAACAGGGGCGAAGGTAAAAAACAATGAAAAAAATTGAAACATTAGTAATTAGAGGTCGTAGATGGTTTCAGAAATTATATGGAAATACTTACCACACAGTAACGGTTGTTGTAAATGGCCGTGCTTTAAAAAGTAGCATTCAGTATGGCTATGGAAATCAGTATCTTGTTACCGCCGTTGATCTTCTCCGTGAAAATGGTTATGATATCCAGGAAAATAATATTGAAGCATTGAGAAGCTTAAAAGAGCTTTGTAAAAATGATTATGAAGTTGTTGACGTTCCAAGAAAAAAAAGATTTGTAGGAGGTTCACACATGGCAACAATAATTAATTTTCCAGTTAAAAATACAAAAGGTTATGAAAATCTTGTAAAGTTTTTTGCAGTATGCAGAAGCGTTGAAAGCTGTGACTTCTATCTTGGAACAGCAGAATACATGGAAAAACATGGACAAATAAAAGAAAATGAATTTCTGACGCTCCGCAGAATCGGAAGGACGAAACGCCAGGAGCTGGCGAATCCTATAAAAACGCCACAAATCGCAAAAAAGCCAGGTGTTTACAATTATACACCGGAAATGGGCGAGCAAAAGCCGGAAGGCGTACAGATTGAAGCACGCAGCTCTTATTATGGGAATCACTGGTTTTTATATACTGAATTAGAATTAAATGGGCGCGGTATTACCTTAATAGAAACAAAAAACGGTATTTACTGTTACAAAGTAACAAACAGGGCTTTTGATTTATTAAAAGAAAAATATTGCATTTCCCAAGAGTGTTTATTGGATTAAAAAAGGGAGGCTAAAACATGAAATATCATTACATAGCAATTTCAACACGCACAGGCAATAAAAACTTTGCTTCTGTTCTTCGGGTATCAAGCTCTGACAATTTATTATTTTCCTTGCAAATCCCCGGCATTACTTCCGCAAATATTTGCAGCACGAAAAAAGAAGCTGAAAACGTTGTTGACTTCTGGAACAAGTGTTACAAGACAAATAAAACTTATGGAGGGTTTTAAAATGGTAACAATCAAGAAAGTCACGCAAGCGCAGACAATCGCCGCTATAAAAAGCGGTGATTTTTCCGAAGTTGACAAAATCGAAGAAACCGCAAAAAAGGACGCTAGACAAGTGTTTGATGCTGTTTCTTTCGGTGCTGTTCCGCTGATCTGGTATGACTTGCCTCCGGTTCGCTGTCAGTCTGGGGCGGTTTCTTTTATGCGGTATGCATTGCACAGATCAACCAAAAAAGCGGATCATTTGCAACTGTCCTGCATGGAGATAAAAGATGGCCGCATGGTTCCAACGTCTGACCACCAGTATAATATTACTGACGGCGGTTTTTCCGAGTTTTTCCGGGACTTGCCCCATGTTATAAATGTAAATTATTTAGAGCAGTAAAAACACTGCTCTTTTTCTGCTTCCCGGTTTCCAGTCCGGCGGCACGTTCACGGCTTGCAAGCGGTTTTTTGGCATTCTGCCAGATGTACCTTGCAAAGTTAATACCATAAGTCAATCAATTAACGCGCTATTTTAGCCGTAAATGGCTTTTTATGCTGTTAATGGTGATTTATGCCACGTTTGCATTATAAGCCGTTTATGAGCCTTTAAAACGCTTTATAGTGTGTTGTATGGTTTATTGACTGTCTGCGGCTATGGGTGTATAATAGCCTTGTATAGCTATGTTCGGCTATGCTTTATTTGTGTACCTTTTCAATTGGCGCATTGTGTCCGCTTATTTGTGCCGGCTTTGCGTTGATCTGCCGAAGCTGTCCGGGCTATATAACAATTATGGCTACAACAACTATATTGCAATACGCTTGTATAGCACCATATTTGCCATTTTAAGGCGTTTTATAACCGCAGTCGATAAAGTATAGGCTAAATACATTAAAAGCCATTAAAGACGCATTTAGCAAGACTATTATTGTATTATTCGGTATTCTTTGTTATGGCTTATTATTCGTGGTCGGTTGCTTTTTATTTGCCACAACTACGGCTGGCGGTCTGCTTCGTTGGTGTTCAATTGTTCCGGGTGGTTTCCTGGCTTCATCAGCTCGGCGCTGTATCGGTTCCCGGTGCTGTCCCTGGTTGATTTGTGCCGGCGGAAAAGTCGCAGCTGTTCAAGACTTCAATAGTTGCAACTAACTTGTGAATGATTCTTAAATTCCAACATCATTTTGCAAGCCGAAAATCAAAGAAATCCAGAAAAAAAGTGGCAACCAGAAAAATTTTCTCATTTTCTAGCTACCACTTAAATTTTAATTTTGCACAAATATTTCTATAGCGTAAAGTTCCAAATAATTCAAAATTCACAATTTGTTTAATCCTTCTTTCTTCCGTGTTCCATATCTTCTGTGAGATGATTTTTCTAAACGTTGCGTCCTCTTCATTTGTGACTTTGAAAGTTTTTTCTTTCTCTGGTAATTGTCAGTCGTTGTTCCCATTCACGCCCTCCTTATTAATCTTCTGATTCCTGGTTTCAAAGTTTATAATTTCTGTGTCTGTTTCTAATTCTTCCGGGATTCTTCCAACAATTATAACTCGCAGTGGCTTCAATCTCCGTTCCATCTCCTTGAAACCAACGCAAAATTCCAACCGTGCTGCCCTACTCTTTACTCTTCCATTGGTACAACAGGCAACTGTGCTTCCCTCCGGCAGTCCATCAAAGCACCAGTCCCAACAGTATTCCGGTAATATGCTTACGTTCGGAATTACAGGAATATCGTTCAAGATCATGTAGTGAGCCAGTGCATGATTGCGGTATTTGTTCCACAAGCACATAGCCAACGGCATTCCATTCTTTCCAACCGATATGCTGAAATCTGGCATAATGACTGCATGAAAACATTTTAAATGCTCCATATACTTGTCTGGCTGATTCCATAATCTTTGAAACTGTACATCGTCCACGTAGAAATTTACATCCAACTCCCGATGGTTCTTAATCTTCCGGCTGAAGCTCTCCGCAAAGTCTACGGTATCTTTTCCAGGATGGATAAAGGTCTTTGGAACTTTCGGGATTCCGTACTTACCATCAAGGTCTGCATCAGTTATTAGAAACTCCTTCATTACATCATAAGCTGTATGTATCTGCATATTTCGCCCTCCCTTTTCTTTGAACATAACACAATTTCCGAAAAAAGGCAAAAAAATAATCGCATCTCTGCGATTTTATTGTTTTGCACATGTACTTTTCCCTTTCATATGTACTTTTTGTAAAAGGTAATCAAAGGTAATCAGAACACTCGTTCATGCCAAGTCCGCAAACCCTTGATTTTACTGCATTAATCGGGGCAACAGGATTTGAACCTGCGACCTCACGGCTCACACTTTAATCCGCAAACCCTTGATTTTAAAGGCTTTTCAGACTTGAGGTAA